AGCCAGGTCTACGAGGACTGGGCCGAATGCCCATCTGCCTCAAGATGATCCTAGACGCCTGCGAGGCGCACTACATCATGGGGGAGCGGGTGACTCAAGTTGACGCGACGGGCTAAGACCACGCTGATCCTGGCCGCCGTCTTCTTCGCTACCGTCCTGGTCATGTCCATGGCTGGCTGTCGCCCAGTCGATGGGCCTGGTCCCCGGACGCCTGGACCTACCGGCAAGACGATCGTCCCCTGGGCTCCCAGTGCCACCAGGACACCAGGCCACGCTGGCCCAGCGAGTACTGGGGACACGAGTCCATGAAACGGATCCCGTTCCCAGTACTCTTGATCCTGGTCCTGGTGGCCGGGTTTATGATCATGACATCGCTGGGATACTGCACCGGATAGCGATATCCCGGGCCGACTTGACTTCCCTTGCCTGATCCAGGCAGCCCTGTTCCGACTACCCCGATCCCTCCTAGCTCAACTCACGCCGACTTCCCTTGCCCATCCCTGCCTCTGCGGTGCCAGCCAATCCCACCCGACAATCTCACCCGTACCGCCCCGACACTTCACACGCCGACATGCCTTGCCTTACCCCATCTCCTCGTTACGACGTTCCTCTCCACCCACCCCCTTCCCCGGTTCCGACGAACCCACCCCCTCCTCGCCAGATCGTTACGACATTCCCACCCGCGCCTGCACTTCCCCAGATCGACAAGCCTCTCCATCTCCGCTCGGTGCCGACCGCTACGACATCCCAAGTCCCGTCAAAACCCGCCTATTCGACATCCCGACTCTCGACAACCCTCGTCTCCGCGACTGGCCAAACTAGTCCACTCCAACCCTGTTCGACCAACCTGTTCCCACCTTTACGACGAACCCGGTCCCGCCTGGTCTTCACCAACCCCTACGACTTCCTTCTGTGACAAGCCGGACCTACATCTCCCGTCCCAATACGACAGACCTTTCCCTGCCCAACCAACCGACATGCCTACCCACGCCATGATCGTGACCGCCCATTACGACAATCCCCGCCCACTCCTCACACCCCTGTACGACAGGCCATGCCACGAAAAGCCCCCGTCACCTCAGCCCGCTACGACTACCCGTTTCACGTCCCCGCACCCCTGTACGACGTGCCTATCCATGCCATGACCGCCCCCACTCTGTACGACAAGCCTTACCCGTCCTGGCCGACCCCGTGCGACAAGCCGATCCAGGTCAAACTCCACTCCGTCCGCACGACAATCCAGCCCGTTACGTGCTCCTATCATGCCGTTACGACAAACCTAGCCATCATCGATTCAGATCAATCCGTTACGACAAGCCCCCCCGGTCTTCTGCACGCCGGCCCAGATGACAATCCACAGAGGGTAGCTCCTGGTCGCCACGATCAGGAGCTACCCTGTTGCCATGACCGAGGAACGTTGCCCGTGTGAGGACCTGACCGACGCTGAGCTGCTGGCGTTCGCTGGCGAGGGACGGATCCCCAAGGCTCTCGGTCAGTACTGGACCCGCGGCGAGGGTGCCGCGAAGATCGGTTGGGGTACCGATGGGGCATTCAAGCGGTGCACCAGACTCCTCCGGGCGAAAGTCAAGGACATGGGCATCGACATCGAGGGTCTCTGTGCTAACCTTGAAAAGCGGGCAACCGGACACTGGCCTGCCGAAAAGGTGATCGATAGCTAGGAGAGGCATGCGTACATGTGGATGGTGCGGGCAGTCCATCGACCACATGGCAAAGATTGCCAAATACTGCTGCCTTCAACATAAAAAGAACGCAGCCTCTAAGCGACACCGAGAACGTAACCCTGGTTACTATGCCCAGTACAGTCGATCTCCGACCAGGCTGGCGTACAACGAGGCCAACCTGGACCGCAGGCGCGAACAGTCTCGGCTCAGGATGCGAGTCCTGCGAACGGAGAAGCCAGAAGCAACGGCCCAGTACGCACGCGACTGGTGGCAGGCCAACAAAAATAAGCACTACGAATACAATCGTCGTCGCAGGGCCATGAAACTGGCTGGCGGCACTGGAGTCAGTGATACTGACTGACTGAAACTGTTGCGCAGACATAATTTTACATGCGCGTACTGTCCCCGGCGAGGCAAGTTGACCATGGATCATGTGGTTCCATTGACTCGCGGCGGTCGACACAGCATCGGTAACGTGTTGCCAGCCTGCACCCCCTGCAACAGCGGGAAGGGCGCCTCTCTCCTTGTTGAATGGAGACGGCGAGCGACCGGCGAATGGCCGGCGGAAAAGGGCGTAGAGTCTTAGGCAGATCCACGGCAAACGACCCCAGTCACTGGAGACTGGGGTCGTTTGCGTCGTGGACTGTCGCAGAGATCTGGGATGCCAGGGTTAGTCGGCATGTCGTAGTGGCGTGGTTCGTTGGTGATACGGCTTGTCGTATAGGACGGGTTGGGCCTTGAGGGAACTGGGTCGTCGGAACGAATTGGTGAATTATGCATTGGGTCGTCGGAACGAATTGGTCAGTTAGCGCGGAAGCGGTACGAGCTGTCGAGGGGGGAGGTTCGAATTGGCTTGGATGGTCGAAATGGAGAGGCATGCCGGGAAAGGGGTTGGCTTGTCACCTGCGCGGAGGTGGCGCGGAAAGGCTCGTCAGTCGGGGCGTAGAGAGTTGGCTCGGCTCGTCGGATAGGGGCGATAGAGGTGCGTGCCGTGGTGTCGGTCAGTATTGGAGCGGAATGATCCGTGAAGTCGTAGGGACCTGGAGTGGCTTGCGCCTGGCAAGTCGAACGGTTGGCCTAGGCGGAGGAGGCAAGGAGCGTCGAATGGGGCGGATGAGGCGAGGGGCGGTTTGTCGGGTGGATTCGACCAGTCTAGGTCGGGTGAGTCGGGGGGTGTGGTTCGAGCCGGGGAGTCGGCGCGGTTGGGGTATGCGCGGAGGTGGATGGGTGCGTCGGGCAGGACGGTACTGGGCCGGCACGATCAGGTATGTCGGTCTGGTGAGACTAGATCCGGCCGGGTGCGTCGGATGAGGTTGGGCTGGCGAAGACGCGGCCAGGTAAGTCGGATTGGGTGGGCCTGGAACGAGTCAGGCACGTCAAGAGGAGTGGCCGGGACGGGTCAGGTGTGTCGGTGAGAAGCGGAGCGTCCAGATGAGGCTTGGCCTGTCATATGGATTGGCACGAGAGTGGGTGGGGTGGGGAGTCGAATCGGGATGAGGTGAGCCAGGGCCGGGAAGTCGGCAAGGACATGGCCAGTGATGGTTGGGGAAGTCGCAGTGGCGAGGATCGCGAGGAGCTGGTCAAGGGTAGTCGGTTTGAGACGGGGAGAAAGGCTGGGGAAGTCGACGCCGGGCTCCAGGTCGCCCCAGAGCCCGGCGCAGTGACTCAGGCGGCCTGAGGTACCACCGCCGCCGCCTTCTTGGTAGCGGCCTTCTTAGCCGGCGGCTTGACCACGAGCAGCTCCGCGCCAGCTTCCTTGGGCTCGTTGCGGGTCTGCTCGAAGTGGATGACCCGGTAGCGGCCGAAGCCCTGCGAACGCGAGGCACCGATCCCTTGCTGCTGACCGGTGACCCAGATCGTCCTCCATGCGGGGCCGGTGAACTCGTAGTCGCAGATCAGGTTCATCACGATGACAGCGCCATCGACGTACTCCTCGTAGGAGATCGAGGAACCGAACCGGGTCTGGACGAACCGCTGCGCAATCCCCGTGACCTCGGTGACCGGGATGATCCGGGACTTTGCGTTATTCGGGTCACTGAGCTGCCCGAGGTACAACTCATCTTCCTCCACGAAGCAGTGCTCCGGGAAGAAGTTGGTGATCCATTTCTTGGTCTCACCCCAGCCGGTGGCCTTCAGGTTCCCGGCCGCCACCGCGACGGACACGGCTTCCTTCAGCGCGGCCTTGGCCTGACGGCCCTCGATGTACCGGATCCCGGTGATGGGATCGTGCCGGAAGCCGTTGATGTTGCTTTTCCTGATGACTTCCTCGACGGCGTCTTCCTTGGTGACGACCTCACCGGCCTCGGTCCGGGTGATTAGGACGCGGGCGACCTCGTCCTGAAGCAACTGGTTGTCATCCATCCCCATCTTTTTGCGCAACCAGCCTTCCACCACGCGGTCGTTGTTGGGGACGCCCCCTGCAATACGATCGCAGAGCAGGTGTACCTCGTAGCCGAACCGGAAGACCTTGGCCTCCTCTTCGGCGAACACGGACTGAATGTAACTCATGTATTTCTCCTTTCAATTGGTGTTTCATTGTTGACTGGATAGTCGTAGCGGTATGGGTGAGTGTGGACCTGGGACGGCAAGTCGTAGTGGGACTGGGATGTCTGGACCAGACAGGGGTAGTCGTAGTGGTCCGGTGAGGACCGACGGAGCGTTGGCCTGGGGAGTCGGTCGGGGACGTAAGGGGTGGTACGCCGCGTCGATCTGGGTCGTGTCGTTCCAGGGCCGGACAGTCGGTAGAGGGAAGGGGAGTGCTCTGATCACGTCGTCGTGCCGGGTGGTCGGGTGTGGAGACGGGGGTCGGACGGTCTCGGTCCGTCGAGCTGGGGGGCATGGATAGGTCAGGCCAGACGAGTCGAAGCGGCTAGATTCGGGTTGGGTGGCTCGGGGTCGTCGTATTGGGGAGATCGGTGCGGGCAAGGGGTGTCGGTATGGCTGGACTCGCGGTGCACGGGCAAGGGAAGTCGGTCGGGGTAGGAGCAACCTGGGCAGGCGTGTCGTAACGGCTAGGAGGTCGTGACGCGGGATGAGAAGTCGGAGTAGGCGGGCAGTAAGGGGTCGTCGGATGGGGCGGGCCAGAGATGATGCAGGAAAGTCGCAGTGAGGCGGTCGGTCATGCATTGGTCAGTCGGGCGGACGTGAGAAGGCCGGGGTTGGCTTGTCGACGCGAAGTGGCCAGGGAGGAAGCGACTAGGCAAGTCGTACGGTTCGATGCATCTGGGGTTGACGGGGTGGGGTTAGTCGTCCGTGCCGGTGAACTGGGCACGCATGGCTTGGATCTGAGCTTCGCTGAACACATCTCCTACAGTCCGGTCCCCCACTCTTCTGGAGAGTTCCCGGTAGAACGCGGCGAGGAAGCCGTTCTCTCGTGCCCGGTCCTGGTAGCGATCTGCCAGGAAACCCAGGTCTGTCCTGTTCATGTTCCGGAGTTTCTTCCGGTTATTCTCCCGGTCCACCGCGTGCATGGTCCCGAGAAATGATCTGAGTGGTTCCGTCTTGCCGGCCACGAAGTCATCCAGAACGTCGTTGAAGTCCTGTTTCTTCTCTTCTATCACGCCCCTGGCGCGACGGCTGCGGTCCCGATAGTTGATCGCATCATGGAGTAGGTCCGCCGCTCGGACCTGAAGCCACCCGTTCAGTAGGTCCGGATCCTGAGCCAGTAGCTCAGAGACGATATCCTGCGCCACGATTCGGGATTGATATGTGTCAACCCCGGTGTGCCGTTCGATGACCAGATCCATCTCCCTGGTGAAATCCCTCTCTCCCATGCGTTCCTCCCTTCATTCACGTGTCAAGACAATGGCGTGCATGGATTCCATAACGCCTCCCATCAGGAGAAGCGGGGTCCCGAGAGTAGGCAACCCCCCGGGACCCCCTCCCCCTGAATCTACTTCTCGGTCCAGGGATCCAGCTTGTTGGACCGAAGGTCCTTGTTATAGATGTCGACCAGGACCATGGCGACCGCACCGGCTTTGGTCAAACGCATGGCGTCGCGGAGCGTGGTCGCCTTGTTGATCACCTCGCGTGGGCCGCCAGGGACGGCGGTCAGCTTCTTGATCATGTGGCTGCCGTTGACCTTGTCGCCCCTGAACAGCAGGAGCTTCCCCATCCCTGCCAGGAGCGAGTCGTTCAGGGCGCCGTAGCGGTTACCCCACGCCCCGGAGAGCAGGGATACGGAGGTTTCCGCGAGGTCCACGTCCAGGGCGAACAGTCTCTCCAGGGTCTTTACGGCTCCGAAATTGCCGTCCGCGATGCCGCCACGCAGGCGCCACTCGTGCTTGACGAGGACGTTGAACATCTTTATTGCCAGCGGATCCCGTTCGATAAGCTTGACCCGGAAGATGTCGAGCGGTTGCGGGTGCTTGGTGTTGTTCAGTAGGCGGAATAGCACTGCCTCTTCGGCCGGCGACAGGTCCTCAAACGCCTTGACCTGCACTTCCATGGACCCCTTGCCCAGAAGGGCTAGTGCGGCCTGCCTGTGCTGCCCGTCGAGGGCGTAGTACTTCCCATCCTCGCGCCGTGACGCGGTGAGCACGCCGATGGCCTCGGGCCGGTAGTCACCAGCGATGCTGTTGACCCGCTCCACGCTCAGGCGCCTCTGGAGCTTCGGGTCGATCTTCAGCTCCTGTACCGGCAGCTCGATCATGAAATACGATCGAACATTAGGCGGTGCCGCTAGGGCCTTCTCTACGGCCAGGTCGGCGGCCTCCTGAGCCTCAGCGTCCAGGCCGATCTTCTCTTCTGTCACGGTCTCTTGCCCTCCCATCCTTTGAGCACTTGCGGTCTGCCTTCTCTTATCTTGCGGTTGTACCACCCGGAGAGTTTCTGGCGCCCAGTCCAGATCTTCTTCGCCAGGGTGGCTACTTCCTCATCACTGATCTGCTCTGGAATGTGTTTCTCCAGCTTTTCCAGGATGAGCTGGATCTGATCCAAGTGATGTCCCACTTGATTCATCGCCGATCTGTATTGCGCGGGATCCGTCGTCCCGTTCTGGGAATACAGAAGCCCAATTTTCGTGCGCAATGTGTCAGGTCCGAATTTGCCGGCCTCGAACTCTTTGAACAGTTCCCTTGCCTCTTTGGTGTGGTCGCCGTTCTCTAAATACGCGACCCGGTACGATTTCTGTAACCGGTTTAACTCGTACCGAGACATGCCGTGCTCTCGGCAGAACAGATCCTGGAAGTTCCCTCGACCGAACCGGGGTTTCTTGACATGTTCAGCCAGGGCTTTGTGGTATTCGATAAACAACGCTTCCCAAGATGGGAATCCTGCTGGACGCGTATCCCTGTTTGGGTCGGCGCGTCGTCTACTCATAGGCGAGCCCTAGCCGCTTCCCAGCGCTTTACCTCATCCATGCGAATGCGCCACGAGGCCCGTTTCCGGTCGCCGTCCGCCTGCTTCTTGGCGTTCAGGTTCTCCGCTGCCAGCTCCCCGCGACTGATCATGTTGTAGACAGCCTGCTTGGACACATTCCAGCGGCTACACAGGAACGCCACACCGACCAGGGTCGGTTCCTCTTTGTCCATGTCCCTCCTCCCTTTGATCTTTGAACTATATCCTACATAGCCTCTGGAGACAACTACCCGGTCATATGTCCGAAGAACCCAGTTTGTCCGTTAAGCGCTATACCTACCCAGTAGACCTGACCGCCGCGCTTCGTCTCCGCGATCCCCGTGCTAGCTACCCGCTTGTTGAACTTTCGCTGCCCGAGTGCGATGAACCTGTTGGCCTGGCACCAGTTCTCGTACCTCTGGAACAGGTGTGCCTTGATGACCTCCGCGTCAGGCGTGGGAACGATCTGCTCTTGGGCGAAGGCAGTCTCCAGGAACTGGAGTGCGGTGTCGTTCTCCACCCGGTACTTCTCGCCCGCGTCCGTGACAGCCTGCGGTGCGCTGACTCCTTGCCCTCGGAACTTGGCTAGACCCTCTAGGAGCCAGTTCAGGATCCCATCCGCCTCGGCCAGGAGCTTGTCCAAGATCTCGTGATCCTCGGTCGCGCTACCCTCGAACTTCTGGTTGAACTCAATGACCTTGATGCGTCCCCAGGCCGCCGGGTCATCCGGGTTGATCTTCGGGTTGTGGTTCGTGGCCATCCACATCACGGCCTGAGGGGTCCAAGACTGTGGCGCCTCGTACAGACCACGAGAAGTGATCGAGTCCTGGCCAGTGAGGCGCTTGATCAGTTCCTCGTCCAGCTTCGAGTCCTCGGCCGACTCAGACGTTGCCACGAACCGCTTTCCGCGCAACGCGTGAAGCTCCACAGTGGACGTGTTGTCACCCTTCTTGGCTCGGAACAATGATGCCGCTGCCGTGCCTCCGTAGTCACCGAACACCTGGGTCAGGGTCTCGACCAGCTTGGACTTACCGGTTCCGGGAGGTCCGGACAGTAGAGCCATGGCTCGCCGGTTCGGCTTACCCAGCAAGGAGTAGCCGGCCATCCGTTGCAGGAAGTCGCGAGTCTCGGGGTCCGGGATGACCTCCTCAAGGAACTGGAGCCAGCGAGGAGCGGTCGCGGCCGGTCGATATGTCGCACCGAAGGTCTTCGAGAGCATGTACCTGGGGTCGTGAGCCAGGAGTTCGCCACTCTCCAGGTTCAGGATTCCGTTGCGTACGTTCAGATACTTCGGGTCCACGTCGAAGTCATGGGCGTGCGCCTCGACTCCGGGCTCAGCCCGGTACATGGCGACCGTGCCCTCGACCTTGCTGTTGGCGTTCGAGGTGCTGGCCCATTTACTCAGTGCCGTGCCCTCCTCGCCCAAGAGCCCGGCTTGCTTTTTGGTGATCTTGTTCATTCGCTTGACGGCGGCCTTGATCGGGTCCTGGTTCAGCGCGAACCGCCAGGCAGAGCCTTCCCAGACGGCCCACTTTTTCATGTCCGCGCAGTATCGGTAACCGGTCGGGTACATGGCTACCATGCGTTCCGCGTTGCCACCGTCACTGTGTTCGTACATGGAGAGATCAGGTACCGCGACCTGTTGCGGGACAACGGAATCCTCGGGTACACCAATCAGGATCGGTGGGCACCAAGCGGCCAGCTCAACCGGCTCCGCGTCCATCATGACGGTGCGAGCCTCGCCGAAACCCTTCTCTCGCAAGGATTTGGCAGCCGCACTCATGTCACCGGCGTGGTGGTATGCCGCGTACACATACTGTTTCGTGTGTTCCTTCTGTGCTTCAAGCTCAAGGACGTCGGTACTGAATATCCAGATCCTGTCCCGGTCCGCGGCGTGCCCGGTGGATGCACTGTGCCCATCCCTGCGGTCCTTGCCGGGTCGTACCCAGTACCTGGTCTCCCCGATCTGGTGGGAGAAGGCCCAGCCCAGCGGGATCAGGATGTCGGCCCAGTCCGTCTTCGCCTCGTAGTCGTCCAGGGGAGAGAGACCAGACAGAGGGGAGGGGGTGTTCCGGGGAGCTGGTCGTGGTGCCGGCTTCGGGATGACGTCCTTGGCAGCCAAGGTCGCTGACTCGGTCAGGTCGGCCATCGTATACATGGTGCCGGAGTTCTCGGTGAGGATCTTGCACGGTCGCTCCATCCCCGCCTTCCGGTTCACCGTGCCAGGGATCCGGAGTACCCGGGCCAGGTCGTGGATGCCGGTCCCGTACTCGAAGCCGGCGCGCTCGAAGGCGTGGCCGATGATCCGATGCCACTGCTCAGATCGGGCCTGGAGTTCGGGCAGCCCTTCCTCGGTGACCCGGAGCGGATCCTTGAGTAGCCACCACGGATAGAGTCCGCCACCTGAGTGGATCCAGAGGGTTGGCTCGGGGAGCCCGGAGCTGGCCAGGATGATCTTCGCCTGCTCGACGGTCTCCGGAAGATCCAGTTTCTTGTGCCGGTGTGGCTTGGGACAATCGTCGGTACAAACCTCGTGCTTGTGGCCAGGACCACGCAGATCGATGTCGGCCCAGAAGCCGGGGAACGTCAGCGTGTCCTTGACCCCGCCTCGCTCACCCTTGTCCAGGCGCCTGGAGACCGTGGTGGCCCGGACGTAGATACCCTCGGTACCGCCGTTGTGCAGGGACTCTATGTAGTACAGGGCCTTGGAGACCCAGTCGGTCTTACTCAAGTCAATAGTTGCCCCGGCAAAGTTCCCCACGGAACAGATGTGCAGGAACCCTTCCGAGTCCCCGTGGAGCTGCTCAAGCCAGACCTGCGCCTCGTCCCGATCAAACCCGGCTTGTGGCATATGGCTTGTTCCTCCACAACATATAGCAATGCACTTGACCGCCCCCCGGGGGAGGGGTTACGCTGTCACCACACAACAGCGATGCACAGGACGGTCCCTTTTGCCGGGGGGCCGTCCTCGCTGCTGTTCAGCGACGTGGGTGTGAGCTTACGCCACGATCCCGGCTTCCGGTACGATCGGGGTGAAGGTGATCCTGCCCAGATCGATCTTCTCTTCTCCTCCCAGAAGACGGCGACGGCTCCCGGTACACGTTCCCGGGAGCCGTTGCTATGTAAGGGATCTAGGCTGTTTCTCGTCGGATGAGTTTAAGCAGCTCCAGGCCAATTTCGCCGGCTCGACGGTCGTTGAAGATACCGGCCGGAGTCTCGCTCCAGCACATCGAGGCAGCACCAAGAGCCTGATACACGGCGCTTTCGATAGGAATGGTGCCGTCATGTTCTGGGGTGAAATGGAACTCAGAATCCATACTGCTGCCGTTCCTGTTCCTGGTTGTACGGCTGCTGGACCTGCTGGCGAGCCAGGTCGTTGTTCTGATGCTGCATGGCCAGCCGCTCCAGCACGGAACCCTGAGCCGGCGGCTGCGGCGGCATGGGTGGCTGCTGGTACTGCGGTTGTGCCTGCTGAGTGGGCTGCTGAGCCCAGGCCGGCGGTGGCCCCTGCTCGTGGTGGGCGGGCTGCTGTGCCGGCTGCTGCTGATACTGCGGACGAGGGCCATCGCCGTACGGCCCGGTGCCAGGGTGACGTGCCGCGTACGGATTCATCTGACCCTCGTGGACGGGGCCGCCATTCCATCCGACTGGCTGCTGCTGGAACTGCGGCTGGGATTGTGACTGCTGCCACTGTTGGGCCTGCTGTGGCTGTCCCTGCCACTGTTGCGCGGGCATGGAGCCCTGCGGCCAGCCCTCGTGCTGCGGCTGTTGGTTCGGCACCCACGGCTCCGGGTCCGGCGGGGCATCCGAGCGAACGAACTCGGGATTGGCGGCCATCCATGCGCCGCCCAATTCGACGGCATTAGCATCCCCGGACAGGTCCGTGATCACGTAGCTGCGGCCACCGTAGGAGTTCGCCACCTGGGTGAAGATGGCCAGTCGCGGGTCCGTGCCGACCAGGGACTTCAAGGTCTTGATCAAGCTGCCGGTGAACAGCCACACATTTCGGTACAGAACCGGAGTCCCGCCCATCAGCGGCCGGAGATCCACGATATCGCAGATCACCGGGTCAGCCAGTCTCCCCGTCCGCTGTGTCTGGGAGGTTCCCACGTTCCGCTTGTGGTCGTTGACCCAGATGATCAGGGGCCTGCCCACCAGGTCCTGAGCCCCGATCTTGGGGCCGCTGTTGTCCTGAATTGTCCCGAATGGTTGTGTCATCTGCCTGTTCCTCTTCTACTACTTCGATCTGTCCCGCTTGCCGCCGGTCGTAGTCCGCCTGATCGCCACGGGTCAGGTGATACCAGCCACAGTACCGGCACCGGTACGGTCTGCCGGGCTCCGGCAACTTGCGACCATACTCCGATGCCAGGTTGTACGAACCGAAAGATCCTTTCCCCTTGCGTCCTCGCCCGTGTGGGCAACGGGGACCGAACTTCGTATGCGCCATCCTACGTACCCATATTCATTCTCCTTTGTGGATAGTCGCCAGGATCGGGCCGAGCCGCCAAGGTGATGGGCAGTCGCGTGGGTGGTGGGGGCTGTTCAGGCACGTCTCGTCGGTACTCTTGGTGCGCACTGGAACGGAATGTCGGGAGGGCCGGGATGCACGTTTCGGGTAGTCGATGTGATGTGTCTTGCCGAGAAGCGGCGGGGATTGTCGTGCGGGCGGGCGGTCCGGGCGAGGGACGTCGGTTGTGTGTCGTGTGTCTAGTGTCGAAGCGGTGAGTCGTTAGGTGTCGGGGAGGGTTGTGGGTGGGTAGTCGTTAGTGGGTGGGCCGAAGACGCGGTGGGTAGTCGTACCGGAGTGGCCGGTGGTGGTCGGGCAAGTCGCAGGGAGGCGGGAGGGAAAGGAGGGAGGCAGGGTAGTCGTCAGCGACCCGGGCAGCCTGAAGCGTCAGGTCCCAGATCTATATCTCGGGGTTGAAAAAATGGGCAGTATGCACAGGATTGACCACTTGGGGTGGCTTCGATATCATCCCAACGCTGAGGCTGGTTCATGATGTCGAGTTCCATCAGTCTACCAGCCAACCGATACATTCTGTCCAGGGCGCCTTGAGCGATTGCCCTGTCGTACGGGTACGTGAAGACCATCGCATCCGACAGCCAGCCGGCACGGGGCACGAAGTACAGGCTGACCTCGTCCACCGGGATACCGGAGTTCTCGTACCCCATCCCGTAGAGCTGAAGCTGGGTCTTGTACCCGGGCGGCACCTCTCCCTTCTTCAGCTTGGCGTGCAGCGTGGACCCATAGGTCTTGACGTCGACTACCCGTTTCTTGGAGATCTGGTACAGGTCGGCGTGCCCATGGATCATCGGGTCAACCTGGACGGTCTGCTCGGTCAACCAGTCCTGCCCCATCCCCGCCCGCTGGTACGCCAGGACGGCGCCCTCGATCCAGGCATGGACGGCAGTGCCCACAATCGCCGCCCATGGATCCATGGCCATGTTGACCTTGTCCAGGCCGGCGATCTTCATGCCTAGTTTCCGGTCGCAGGGATCGCCAAGCTCGGAAGGGCCTGGAGGGGCTTGCATGGACCGCTCGGAGTGTTCGTCCGCCCACAGGATGATCTCTGCCAGCTCGTGCTTCAGCGGGTCCGCGCCAGGGATAGCACCGAACATCGCACCAGACATAGCACTCCGATCGCATGTGGGATGTAGCTCCACGCCCTGGTCCAGCCAAAACTTGGCCAACCGGACGCCACACACGTTACAGAGAGCCCCTGACATTACCGATCTCGCCGACCGTGCTGAAGATCCTTATGCTCTTCGCACAGTGCTGTCTGAAACGGGCGCAGAGGACCGTCGTACAACTTGGCCGGCTTCCGGCACATGAGGATCAGGAGACCAGGTCCCGAGTCATCCACGCCGGTGCTTGCCTCACAGGTATATTGATCATCACGTGGAGACACTGGCACCCCTAACGGTTACGGTCTCTGATCATCTTGATCAACACCACCAGGATCACGATAGTGAACGCGATACCGATGATCGAGCTAACCACGATCCGGCATCCGAGTCACGGACAGGTCGGTCGCCAGGGTCTTGGCCCACTGGACCTCGACGGCGTCCTGGAGGTCGATCCCGGTCTTGTGACAGAGACAGAGCAGCGCTGCGAAGACCCCGCCGACCTCGTCCTCCAGTTCCTTCATCCACTGCTCGCGGGTGCCTCGGATCCCCAGTTCCATCTTGACTACGGCACGAGCCGCTTCACCGGCCTCCTCGCACAGGGCCAAAGCCTGGAGTGGGACGCTGGTGTCTGGCAGGTTAGCGTCGAGCCAGATGCCAACCCGTTCCTGATATTCACGCAGATCCATGCTATCTCCAGTCACAGCGTACGTAGACAGTCTTGTTGGGATAGTCAACAGTGTCTATCTTGCCTATCCAGAGGGTGTCGAACTCAGGGTCGTACAACTCCACCAGTTCCCCGACCAGTGGCACCGTGGGCGGAACGTCGAACTCTAGGAACTGGAACCAGATTCCGTCGCTCCTGCGCTCGAACTCCAGGGCCGGTGCTCGGAGCTTTACCGGCTGCGTCATGGGCGACCCACATCCTTCTTCCAGACAAACATCCCCAGGACCCCCAGGTCCAGGCAGGTCAGATCCCCGGCCACACAGTCTTGGCGCACGGACGGGCCAGGCTTTCCCAGGTACATCGACGCGGTCCTCAGGGAGATCAGGTCGGCTGGCGAGATTCCGGCCCGTTGGAGCTTGGCGAGCGTGTCCAGGTAACCGAGATAGAACTTCGCGGCTCGGCGACTCGACTCCTTCCAGACCTGGAAGGCTGACCCATCCTCCCAGGTCTTCACGGTGGCCGCGTAGGTGCCCAGTAGCTGGGCCAGGGACACCATAGACAGCGAAAACTCAGCCCTGACCAGGGCCAGCCAACCGGACCTGATCACCTGAGTTCCGAGTTTGATGAGATCTTGATCGCGGGGAACGGTGATAGGCACGATTCATCCTATCCACCCCCTCCCCTACGTGAACGCGACCCAGGCCAGGACGAGGAGACTAATCACCACGCCTGACCAGATGAAGAACAGCAATGCGTTCGCCTCGTCCTCGCACCCCTGGCAGTAGGTGTGCCGGTGACAGGACATCAGACCTCCCTCGTGGCGCGTTCAATCGTGCTCCGGATCGTCGCTACCACCCAGGCGGTCATCACCCAGTGCGACATGAACATGATCGAGAACCCCAGCAGGAAGGACGAAAGTGCCACGTCCACCTTCGACCTGTCCGGGTTGGATAGCCCGAATACGACGGTGACCGCTTCGAAGATAATGATCACCAGGGTCAGGTGCGTGGTGACCCACTTCTTTCGAGAGAACAGCTCCTTGATCACATCCTTGAACATCTTCATCTCCTCCTTTCCTGTTGCGCCGCTGACAGGATTCGAACCTGCAACCTCCGGGACCCCCTAGGCCCGGTGTTCAACCGTTGACACTTCAGCGGCGATGGGTGGGGGTCCGGCGCACCACCCTCTTGGTTCCGGACCCCCACGTCTATCAGTGTTGCGGGTAGAACGTCACCGTGTCGTTGGGACGGTCCTCGTCGCCCTCGACCAGGGTCGGCAGAGAGTCCTGCCGATTACGGCGAATGAGGAACATGAGGCCGGCGCCCGCGAGGATCAGGAACGCACCGCTACCGGCGATCCAAGGGACGGGGTTACCGCCACTGGTGCCGGTGAGTGCCAGACCGCCTGGGGCCGCGTTACCTTCCACGACCTCACAGCCGATGCCGTCTTTGTCGCTGTCCAGGTCCAACGTGTAGCCCGGCTCGGTACTCAAGATTGGTGCCTTACCGGCAGCTCGGACGGCGTCGCAGTTGGCGTACAACGGTGCTGGGGTCGTGGCCGGCGGGGTCGTGGGGACAACGGTCGGGGTGACGGTTGGCGTCGGCGTCGCAGTTGGCGTGGCACAGACAGTCGGCTTGATGCACCTGACCCGCTTGATCGTCCGATCCAGGAACTTGACCTCCAGCCAGCCGTCCGTCGTAGTGACGCCGGTGAAGGTGTTGGTGCCCATGACCAGGGTCTTCAGCGATCCGTTGATCCACACCTTGACGCCCGGAGCCAGCTTGTTGACCACGGTCACGTCGACCTTGCCATCGCACTGGACCTTGTAGGACACATCCAGACATTTGTCGATGTCGCCGAGGGACAAGCCGGTGATGTCGCCGGAGTTACCGTCTGCGCTCTGGATGTGCTGCTGGTTGCAGCTTACGTACTTCCATGCCCAGGACGTCAGCTTGCCCTCGTGGCCCTCGGACCAGAGCTTGTCGACCCACGGGCCGGTCGAGTCGGCGTTGGTGCCGCTCGGACTCCAGAAGGGCCAGTTGGTTGGGTTGGCCGGGTCGTAGGGCGCCACGTAGGTCGCCGTGAACTTGCCGGCGAAGGTGCCCTCGATGCCGGGGACCATGGGGTTGTTGTTCGAGGACTTGATGCCGATGGTCTTGAACGTCCCAACGTCCTCGCCGACGACCTTGAAGGTTGCCGTGGTGACCGCGACCAGGGCCTTTTCGACCTCAGGCATTACGACCGGCTCCACGCAAACCTTGACGGTGCGCACGAATGTGTCGGTGGCCCAGTTGTGACCGCCAACCACCGCGCTGTCCGGTCGGACCATGTTCTGGGTGACCGTCTTACAGTTCTCGTCCACCGCACCAGCGGGACCGGAACCGAGCGTGGCACCGAACAGGCCACCGGCGACAACCGCCACCAGGGCCAGAGCTACACGATTCTTCAATGCTCCTCCTTCTCTATGAAACCCGTGTATCGAACCACAGGATGGTGATCTTGGCACTAGACCGAGGAACCAAGCTTGGTCCACTTGTTGTGGATCTTCCTCGCCTCGTCGTAGCTGATCTGACCCTGGACCTTCTCCCAGTACCGCTGCCAGACCTCGGCATACGTAGTGGGCGGGGACCACGGCTTGGCCGCACTCGTTGCCATGTGACTCCTTTCCGGGGGGAGAGCAGGACTCGAACCTGCACCCTGTCCGTCGACTGCGCTGCCAGTTGCGCTATCTCCCCGAGGCCGGAACCCTGCTGCTGTCAAAATCAGCAGGGGTCCGGCGGTCTAGCGGATGTTACTCGTCCTCGTCCTTCTTCAGGATGTCCCAGCCCTCGACCCGGTGATCCACCAGCACGTCGCTGACCAGGTCCTCCAGAAGTCCGTCGATCGTCGGGACGTTGGCACCCTCGCGAGCGCCCTCCATGAGTTCGAGCTGACGCTTCATGCCGGCCGCCGCGTTAACCAGATCCTCCGTGTTGATCGGTTCGGTCGGGATGCCGCCGGCACGCAGGATCGCGTACCGCTTGGTGCGCTGAATGGCTTCGACGTTGAACGCCGGACCGTATCCCTTGAACGCCTCGGCGACCTGGGCGTAGTCAATGTCTCCGAGCATGTTCGCCGGGAGCACCGCCTTCACCAGCTTCTCGTAGCCTCCCGCGTCCAACGGTCCGATGTGGATTACCGCATCGAGTCGGCCAGGACGCATGACGCCCTTCTGGATGTTCTCCACATAGTTCGTGGTGAACACGGCCATGATCGCACCGGACTTGGCCTGGATGCCGTCGAGTGCCTCCAGGAGCTTGGAGATGAAGTCATCATCCCCGGCCTGCTTGGTGTCCAGGTCCTCGAACCAGAGCACGGCAGGCGCGTAGATCTTCGCGGTCTTGATCGCCTCGAACAGGTTGTCCTTGCCGGGACGCACTTGAATGAACGTGTGGCCGGCGGCGATCGCCTCCTGTGCCGTCAGGAGACCGGCCAGGGTCTTGCCCGTACCGAACGGACCCTCCAGAAGCACGTGCCGCTTGGAGCCCAACTGTGCCGCCTTCGCCGCTTCCGGGTACCGCAGACCCAGCCAGACGTGGGCCTCCAGCTCCTTCAGGACGTCGTCGGAGTACACGACCTTCTTCGGGTCCACCGAAATGTCGATGAACCCGGGGTGCTGGCCACCATCGATGGCCTTACCCTTGTAGATAGAGTTGGTCCTCAGCTCCTCCTCCAGGCGCATGAAGAAGCCCTCGATCCGCGCCCGGAACCGCTTCGGCGCGGTGGCCTGGATGCTGCCAACGACACCGTCCTCCGAGACGTTGTACCCGACGTCGAAGGTGCACTCCAGGTTGGGGAGCCTGACCAGCCCCCACGGAACCTGGATCGACTCGGTCAGGCTGAGCGGAACGGTCATGAACTCCGGTGGCTCCGGGCCGAACATGGTCTGGCGCGTGACCCCCATCCCGGTGTTGCCGAAGATCGACTCCAGGGTCCGGTGGAACGCGGCGGCCACGTCGTAGGGCCGATACTTGAACGTTCGGGTGACCCGGTGCTCCTTGGCGAGATCCCGCCGGTGCCGGTCGATGTACGCCATGAACTCGTCCAGGCGACCTTCGTACGCGGCCGGGATGACGATCCGCGTGCCCTCGTAGACCAGAGTGTCGTCGCGAACGGTCATGCCACCCAGGGCGTCCAGGAGCCGGAACGCGGTGTTCTGGATCTGCTCCGACTCGCTGGCAAAGTTCTCGGCCCGCTGGCGATCGGCTTCCACTCCCTGCATCAGGAGTTTGACATCGATCCCCGTCGTCGGCACGAGTGAGTTGTTGCTGCTAATGATCTTCTCCCTTCCTCGATTCCTTTGATGTGTACGTGGGGAGACCAGGATTTGAACCTGGAACCTACGGTGTGCCGGAGCTGGAGCCTTTCGGCGTGCGTCTCACATGCGGCGCATGTCCAACAGAGGTGACCAGGGAGGACGAGATCCCTATCGCTCCGGTGACCGTTGCTCTGCCCGTTGAGCTATCTCCCCGGGCGGGGACCGAAGTCCCCCTTGCTGGTGTTACGCGACCACGATCAGGTCGCCGGTCGATGGTTGCAGGTTCTTGACCTGGCCCGCGTAGACCCGGCCTTGCCGCTGGTTGTCGGCACTCAGCAACTTGGCCGCTTCGATGGCTCCGGCCTCGTCGTACGCCTGGACCTCGTACCGCACGACGGCGGCGATCGGGGCCTCGACGTAGAAGTACTTCTTGGCGGGTAGTGGGTCGAGCTTCAGCTTGCGAAGCTCATCGTTGATGCCAGAGAGGCACAACCGAGCTTCGTTCTGAAGCCAGATGGCCTGCTCTCGCGCCGCCACCTTGAGGGCCTCGTACTCCGCCTCCAGTGTCGCGTACTGCTCCACCAGTGACACCTCGGCGCCGTCGACCGTTGCGGTATCGGCGGCCTTGGCGGCGTCGGCCTGGACGATCAGGTTCAGGGCCGTGACGTCGCGCTGGACGTTGCCGTCCCTGAGGTTCAGCACGGTGCGGTCCGAGCGGCCCAGGTGCTTGGCCCCGTCCAGCCCGATCTTGGCCAGCAGGGCCGTTGCGGCCTCAGCCTCGGTCGTACCGGTCACGCTGTACGTCCGGTCCAGGGTCGCCGGAAGCGTGAACTCGAAGGTCTTCGCCTCCGGCGGCTCCGACAGGCCCAGCGCCGTCAGGACGATGGCCCTCTGCGGATTGCTGACGTTGCCCATCACCGAGCCGACGATGCCGGCCTTCAGCTTGTCCAGCTTCTTCTGGCTGGCCGCGATGCGCTCGCGCCACTGGTCGTCGGTCAGTGGAAATGTGGCCCTGCCCGTGACCTTCGCGGCGGTTTCCTTGAGACTCAAGAATCTCTCCCTTCGTTGGGTCTTGCTTGGTTGATATAGGAACAGTAGCCTACTCGGACTGTGTAGTCAACCCCCGATCAGAAAACCAACACCTCACATCCGAGCTGATTCGCTGACTCAGCCTTGAACATGCCTTGTGCGTTGTACCCGACCATGTACGCCGAACACCCCACATTTACCGGGTGTGGCCAATCCGGGAACACGTCGATCGTGGCGACTCGGCCCTTGATCGAGTTACAGGACGCCTTGAAGATCCGCTTGGGCGTCTGGTCGTTGACCACAGCCGCCTGGATCCCCCTACCGTCTGCGCAGTCATAGTTCACTGCCGCGTGACGATACTCACTGGTAGCGGTCAGCCGGACCTGACGGGTGCTGTCTGGGTCGTCTTGCCTGGGTTTCGGATCGAAGAACTTGCCGCCGGTACCCATGCTGATCACGACCAAGGCACCGATCGCGATCAGGAATCCAAGTATTCGAATACGTGAAGTGACCATTGCCCTCCTCTCCTATGCGTGGGGTGGGCAGGATTCGAACCTGCGCATACGGCTCATCAAGCCCGGGTGCCGCGCTCTACCATTTGAGCTACCACCCCAAGGTGCCGATCCAGGGACCCCTCTCCTTGCGGAGCAAGCGCCGGTGCCAAACCCATCAATGGGCCTGTGCGCGGGGTACCTGGATCGGACTTGTGAGCGAAGGGTGAAGGCATGCCCTCCCAGGGTGCTTCGCTCGGTCGCAGGGAACCTAAGGTGCCGTAACTGGACAGTCGGATCCGCCAGTGATGAGCACGCCCTTCCGATGGGCGTTTCCTGTGACGATATGGAGTCACGCCTTGCATCCGGGCTACTCCTCTACCCCATTGGCCTGGATCCTGACTTTCCAAGTCCATCCGGCGGCAGCTTGGTGCGTTCGCGGGTTCCTGGGCGACGGTTACCCCAGGCAAATGGACGGCCTTGACCGTTCTTTACCCACTTCGTGATCGAGATCCTCCATCCCCCACTTGGGCGAAGATTGCCTCTCGCCATCCAGAATCAGTGGCTACTGGATGGACACCAGTCACGCGCTGGTTGCTTGTGTCCCTGGTTTCCGACTGGGTCGATCAACTCCAGTCACCTTCAGGAGATCCGCAGGCGATCAGTCAGGTCATCGCGCATCTCTGACTGGAAGGCGTCTCCACGCCCGGGACCCAGGCGTCTGCTTCAGAAGATCTACGTACCGGCGAGGACCACGATCACCAGGATCATGATCACCACCGCGACCGCGATCAACGGTGGTGGCTGCCAGTCTTCCACGAAAACGTACTCCTCTTTCCTGTTGGTGGATCACCTGGGACTCGAACCCAGAACCGCCTGATTAAGAGTCAGGAACTCTGCCAATTGAGTTAGCGATCCAGGCAAGTTGGTGGGGGGACCTGACGGAAGGGAGTCCAACGCCAGGTCCCCCGTTTCAGGTGGGAAGCACGCGGCGGCCTGGACGGGGAGAACGGGCTGGCCGCGTGCTTGTGGGGGAAGAACACCACCTGAAGTTTGATGCCGGGTTTGAATTTCAAGACCAACCCACCCGGGCCAAGGTCATGGTGCTGTACCACTGCCCGTATCTAGAAAAGGCTTCACCCGATCTTGCCTACGTGATCACCGTGTCGGGAGGCTAGTGTCTAGCCACATTGTGCCGTGACGGGACTCGAACCCGCGTTCTTCCCCTCGCGAGGGACGCTCTGCCACTGAGCTACACGACGGATCTTCCAGCTACTGATTCCACGTTCCACGGCTGGTACGCGTCCCCGCACCCATCCAGGTGCACCGCTTCCTGAGTCCTGGTCACTGGTCGATCTCTTACCAGCCGGGACTACCGGCGGCTTTCAGTTTGGCTCTATATCTGCGAGCCTTCAGTCTCTGATGCGTCTTGCAGTCGTCACACTTGCAACCGTTGCGGTACATGGTACCAGTGCCGTGCGTCTTTTGGCTCTTCTCGTAGTTGCTCTTGATCTGGTGACATGCCCGACAGAGCACTTGGCACTTGACCAGCTCTGCGTCTCGGCGCACCCGGGACCAGGACCACACGGCATGATGGACCTTGGTCCGTGGGTTCAGATGGTCCAGCTCCAGATTCTCTGTCGAGCCACATTTTCGGCACGGTCCGTTGGCTGCGAACCAAGCCTCGCGGCGCTTGTTCATCCATGCCAATTGATACGCCGCCTGTTGGGCGGGGTCCTTGTACCCCATGTTGCGGGATACTACATGAACCCTTGGTGCCGGGGGCCAGATTTGAACTGGCGACTTCCGACTTATGAGGACGGCGAGCTACCAAGCTGCTCCACCCCGGTGCGGACAGAGACCCACGGAGAGGTGCGTCCACGTGCGTAGGTCTCTGCCCTGGGTATGGGTGCCGTGCCAAGGGGATGCCCGGTAGGTGCTCGGCATGATTACCGCTGTTCACCCATACTGTCTTTGAAGATCCACTATGCAATTCTCAACCTACAGTAGCGCCTTCTGGAGTGCTACGCGGCTGAGTCTGCAACCTCCCCGTCGCTCTCCCTTGCATCCCAAACGATAGACCCCCTCCCCCGGGGGTGTCAACCGGATTCTGCAAGATCTTTCCAGGTCCTGATCAACAGGCCCTAGTATTAGCCCTATGGGTATGTCCACAGCCGAACGTATCGCCAGGCTGCCGGCTGCCCAGCGAAAGAAATGGGTCGAATCCCTGCCCGATGACATGGTCCGGGAGATGTCGCGTGGGGAATGGTGGTACACGGCTCGACCGGAACAGGTCCCCCCTCCCGGCAACTGGATGGTGCACCTGGCACTCGCGGGACGCGGCTGGGGAAAGAGTCGTGCCGGCTCGGAGTGGCTGGTTGAGCGGACCCAGCTCCATCCATTCGATCGTCATGGCGCGCCAACTGAATGGCTGGTGATCGCGGAGACGCTGTCTGATGCCCGGACCATTTGTATGGAAGGACCAGCCGGGATTTTACGCGTCCTGGATCGTCGGGAGATCAAGTATCGGTACAAGCAGACCCCTCGTCCCATGGTGCTGTTCCCAGACGGTACGAAAATCTACTGTGAAGGCGCCGACGATGCGGACGTAGCTCGTGGACGTAACGCTGCCGGCGGGTGGCTTGACGAGCTTGCGAAATGGTCCTATAGCTACGCAAGCTGGTACGAAGGTATCATGCCCTCCCTCCGGGCCGACCTCGCCGGGGATCACCCACGGGTCTTCGTCACCACCACCCCGAAGCCGATCAAGCTGCTCCAGGAGTGGATCAAACGGACCGATGGGACTATTTCCCTGGTATCCGGGTCTACGTTCGACAACCGGGCCAACCTGTCCCAGCAGGTCCTCACGGAGCTGGAGAACCGGTACCGGGGAACCACCATCGGACGCCAGGAGCTGTACGGGGAACTCCTGGAGGCGATCGAAGGCGCCCTGTTCCGTCGCTCGGACATCAACCGCAACCGGGTCAAGAGCATCCCGGATGGTTCTCGGGTGACCAGCATCGTGGTCGGCGTGGACCCTGGTCTCACGGACGAGGGCGACCACACCGGGATCGTGGTGGTGGGCAGGAACAACAAGGACAACCACATGTACGTTCTCGCCGACCGTTCGACTCTGGGCGCCGGGCGCGAGGTGGCGATCATCTGCTGGCGGACCCTGGCCGAGTTCGGCGGGGACTGGTTGGTGGTCGAGAACAACCTGGGTAAGCGCTGGATGTCCGATGTGTTCTCGGACGCGTACAACGAGCTGGTCAAGGATGGTCTCTTCCCTGCCGGCACACAGCCACCGATCAAGACCGTCGACTCCAAGGTCGGCAAGCAGACCCGGGCTCAACCGGTGGCCATGCGCTACGAGCAGAACAAGATCCATCACGTTGGGAAATACGATGATCTAGAAGACGAGATGGTGTCCTACATGCCCGACGTCAAGGACAGCCCGGACCGGATGGATGCACTTGTCCACGCCGTTCGATGGCTTATGGCCCAGGAGAAGCGGTCCCTGCGGATGGCCTCTCCGCAACAAGTGGACGTGGAGTTCTCCCGGCTGATGAACGAGTTGAACCTGACCTAGGCCGGATGCGGGGCGCCGACCACCCAGGCGCAGGCAACGTCGTATATGTACGGGTCGTTGCTCGTTGCGGCGCTGACCTCGTCCCCATTCTCGCGGACGTAACAGTTGATGGTTCCGAACCGCTCGTGTGAACTGACGTGACCAGTCCGCTCCACATGCATCGAGATCGTGGTTCCAGCGACCGCCATGAAACCACGGACGAAGATGCCATGACCGTTTCCGCTGCTACCGCCACCATGCAGGGGGATCTCCTCCGAGCGCCCGTTGATGACTAGTCTGAGTTGGGCCAGATTCAGGGTCGATACCGATCCGATCTGGATGTCGTAGGCGTGCTCTCCGTCCTTCGGTCGGTAGTCTACATACTTGTCTTTTCCCAGGCCGGTGATGTTCCCGTTACTGAGAATGGCGGCCAGGATTATCATGCCAACGAACAGCGCCAGTTTGCTCTGTACCTTCATTCGACTCCTTTCAACGTGGTGTGTGCTTACAGATCGCCTGGCCGGTGGGCTCGCTTCCTTGGCCGTCCACGATGATGGCGCCGTTGATGATCGTGCAGAAGACCGGCCCTGGTCCTATGGGCTGGGCGATGAGGAACACTCTGGTTCCCTTGGGGACGATGACGGTTTCTCGCCGGGAGTAGAACTCGATCTCCTTATCCCATTTCAGGTTCCAGACCTTCGGCGGACCAGGCACGGCGCCGATGCCATAGGACGCTGCGGCCTTGGTGTCACGCAGGGATGTGACCTGGAGCGTGATTTTGACGGCCTTACGTTCGGTTTCTTCCTTGTTTGCGTTCATCTGGAACACGGCGCTGACCGTGAGTCCGGCCAGTCCTACAGCAACGATCCCAGCTCCTTTGCTTCGCGTCTTCTCAGCCAAGGTCCCCGCCTACTTGATGAAAACGGCGAATAGGCCATAGCCGGACGCCATGATCCCGGCAATGAAGAAGGTGACGTACCGAACGATCGGATAGTTCTTCCACACGTATGCGGCGATGGAGGCGACGACCAGAATCGCTACCACCGTCCAAAAGTATGGGCTTCCGATCAGGTCGCTGAGGATCTGCCTGAACTTCTCGGCACCCTCGTTGTCCGTGGGGATCGTGATCTCTCCGTCGCCAGGGTCGGGTGCGTAGAGCAGCATGGATGGACTCCCTTCTCTCGCTTGTAGTATCTATAGCCTACCATGGTCACCCCGGGAGGGGGAGGGGGTACCCGCCAGTAGTTACGCCCGTTCGTGCGCCATCTGAAACGATCGCTATACCATGGCATCTGTGATCAATGTCCTGGTACTCGTGGTCCTGGTTCTGGCGGTGGCCAGGGTCTCCAGGCTGATCACGACCGATGACCTTTTCCTCTTCGTTCGAACCTTCGTCATCCGGAAGTTCGGCGAGGAATCAAAGATGACCACCCTCGTATTCTGTACGTGGTGCAACTCGGTCTGGTTCGGGATTGCGATGGCCGCGCTCACATTCCTCGCCGCTGACGCCCCCAAATACGTGGCCATGTCCTGGCACGTACTCCTGACCGGGCTCGCGGCCTCATACGTCACTGGTCTACTGGCGAAGTTGGAAGGCTGACATGGCCTGGGGCAACAAGGACAAGAACAACGAGCCGGAGAACCTGCCGGCCAAGCCTCGGAACCTGATCGCCTCAGCGGCCCGGATCAAGCTGGACGACCGGTCCTGGAACACGTACCGGTTCAAGGACGAGGCATGGCAACGAGAACTGTGGCGCCTCTACGACATCGTCCCGGAGTTCCGGTTCTCGGCCAACTGGGTCGGGAGTGCCTGCTCCAGGGTCCGGATCTATGTGGCCAAGGTCGACAAACTCGGACGGCGCCAGGAGGAGATCGAAGGTCCAGCACCAATCGCCGCACTGTCCGAGACCCTGTTCGGTGGCCCTACGGCCAAGGCTGAGGCCCTCCGCGCCCTGGGTATCAATCTCACCGTGGCTGGCGAGGCATACATTCTCGGACTTGGCGGCAATGCGGGGAAAGGTGACTGGTTCGTCGTCTCGCCCTCCGAGCTACGACGCGTGGTCCGTGGTGACGGTACCCGGGAAGTGTTGTACGGCGAGCGTGGATCTCAACGGCCACTGGTCGACAGTCGGGACGTCCTGATCCGGACCTGGACTCCTCACCCGCGCTACATGCAGAAGGCTGATTCTCCAGGCCGCTCGGTACAGCCGGTACTGCGTGAAATCGAACAACTCACGAAGTATGTGTTCTCGCAGATCGATAGCAGGCTGGTGTCGGCGGGGATCCTGCCCATCCCCAATAACATGGACTTCCCGACCGATGGTGATGAGGACGCGTCAGCTTCCCAAACGATCATGGCCAAGCTGGCTGAGGCTGGCTCCGCGTCACTAAAGGGTGAAGGTACGGCCGCTGGTGTACTGCCGCTGATTATCGAGGTCCCGATTGAGGCTCTGGATAAGATCAAGCTGGTCACTTTCGACTCGACCCTGAGTGAGCAGGCCAACGAACTTCGGCAGGAGGCTATTCGGCGCCTGAGCCTGGGCATGGATATGCCGCCGGAAGTTCTCACCGGCATGGGCGAATCAAATCACTGGTCCGCGTGGCATGTTGAAGAGTCAGCGGTCAAGATTCACATCGAACCAATCATGGGTCGGATCTGTGACGCGCTCACCAAGGGTTACCTGGCACCCGCGCTCAAGGCCCTGGGCAAGGATGCTGAAAGCTACTGCTACTGGTTCGACACCAGTCCGCTCACCGTCCGGCCGCAGCGCCTCCAGGACACCCTGAACCTGTTCGAGAAGGGCATCGTGGGAGCCCAGGCCGTCCTCGCCGCTGGCGCCTACCTGGACTCGGACGGAATCACCGAAGAGGATGACGTTCGCCGGTTCACCCGCGAGCTGGTCCTGCGTGACCCGACCCTGATCATGGTCACCGAGATCCGGGAGATCATCGGTCTTCCCGACTTTGAGCCTCCAGCCATTCAGCCAGGCGCCCCTCCTCCTCCCAGTCCCGCAACTGGAATTCAGACCACGGGACCTGATCCGCTGCCGAACGCGGCTGGCTCGACAGCGACAAACGCTCTTGGTGGACCAGGCGGCGGATCGGGTCAGAGTTCCGGTAACTCAGTGACCGCTTCAGCTCAGGTGAGTCATACACGTGATCAGGTCCTCATGATGGGTGCCGAGTCCATTGTGTGGCGCGCCCTGGAGCGTGCCGGCACCAGGCTACTCGACCGTGGATCCCAGCGCGGCCAGTTCCCCGGCGTGCCGGCCTATGAGCTGCACACCAAGATGAGCGCCAAGAGCTTGGACCAGATCCAGGCCCTCCTTGAAGGTGCCTGGGTCCAGGTGCCGGTGACAGCGGCCCGGATCGGTGACCTGGATTCCAGCGCTCTCCAGGACGCGCTGTCCAAGTACTGCACCCTGCTTCTGATGACCAGTACCCCGCATCACGTGGAACGGCTCCGGATGTTCCTCGGCTCGGAGGGGCTGATCCATGCCTCTTCTTAGCTGGGAGCGGCGGATCTTCGGGATCGTGTGGCGTTGGCTCCAGGATCTGATCGACGCTATCCGGGAAACGGTCATGCGGCCCTGGCGCCAGTACCAGAGCCAGCCGGACCCGGGTGGAGTGTTCATGTCCACAGGGCTGTGGATGACGGCTGTGGATGACATCATCGAGCGCCTGATTCCGGTTTTCAGTGAGGGCTACGAGCAGACGATCCCGGCCGATGATCGGGAAGACTTCGTCAGTTCCACGGAGGCGTTCGCCAGGACTCAGCTCGCCGAGACCAAGAACCTGCTGGTCAGAATCCCGGACGAGATCTACCACCTGGTCTTCGCGGAACTCAGCGACGGGATCAATGAGGGTGAGCAACCGAAGGATCTCGCGGCCCGGATCGACAGGCTCTTGACCACCAGCGGCTCGGAACGGTGGAAAGGTCGCGCTATGACGATCGCCATCACCGAGACGAACCGGGCCTACAACGCTGGTTCCTTTGCTGCCGGACTCCGAGCGCAGCAACTGGAACGGACCACACTGTACAAGGAATGGTTGTCCAGCAGGGATGAGCGGGTGCGACCCGAGCACGAGGCGGCCGATACGCAGCGGGTACCTGTCAGTCAGCCGTTCATCGTGGGAGGCTTTCCGTTGATGTATCCGGGCGACCCGAACGGACCGCCGCACTTGGTGATCATGTGTCGCTGCGCACTTGGGATTAGGGACGAAGCATGAAGACCTGGCGTGGACCACTGGCCAACATCGGGATCCCGAGCGCGGACCGACGGGTCTTCTCCGCTGGCGCCCTGTCGCATCGGCCGATGCCACTACCGTTGCTGTGGCAGGAGAAGACCGGACAGAGCCACGGTGGCGCGGTCATCGTGGCGCGGATCTTGGTCGGCTTCGAGGAGGATCACCAGTTCTCCGCCGGTGGCGACTGGCTGCCAGTGGACAAGTTCTCGTACGTGGAACAGGCCCAGGAACTGGTTCGGCTGGGTGTCGTCGGTCCGAGCGTGGACCTGGAACCGGACTTCACCGTGTCCGTGGACACCAGCAACCCCGAGTCACCGTTCCTGAACTTCACCAAGGCCACCATCATGGGCGCCACCCTGGTACCGATGGCCGCGTTCGGGGCACCACGACTCGTGTTCGAGGAGAGCGAGGACACCAGAGTCCCTCTCGCGGCCCTGAGCGATGCCCTCCTGGCCAGTACCGCGAAGGCGCAGCCGGACATTGTCGAATGGGCCAGTGCCGTGGATCTGTCCGACTACCCGTTCTGGGATCGGGAAGACATCGCCAACTTCGCCGTCAACGGTTCTTCATGGCGGTCCATGCCGATCGCCGGTCGCGAAGACCAGTTCGACGCTGACGACGCGTACCTGCGGATCAGCAACTGGGCGAATGGGAACCGGTCGGCGATGGAGAAGGCGTACCTGTACTCGAATCCTCAGGTCGGAGGCGTGGTCAAGGAAGCCTTCAAGATGCCGCTCGGTGACATCTACAACGGCAAGATGACCCTGGTCTATCACGCCGTGTACGCGGCAGCCGCACTGCTTGAAGGTGCCCATGGCGGTCTCCCGAACATCTCGGATCAGGAAAAAGCATCCGCGCGTCGGATCATTACGGACATCTACAAGAAGATGGCCGACCATTACAATGACCCGCAGATCGTCGCGCCGTGGGACCAGGAAGAGAAGTCACGACAGTCAGCTACGAGGCGGGCCATGACAGCATCCAACGCACCGGTCAAGCCACCGAAGGCGTGGTTCGAGGATCCGAAGTTCACCGGCAAGTCCCGTATCCAGGTCACCGAGGATGGTCGGGTCTTCGGACACGCGGCTGCTTGGGATGAATGCCACACCGGCATGGACGGGGTCTGTATCACCGTTCCCAAGACCCGGACCAACTACCAGTACTTCACCTTGGGCGAGGTGATCACGCTAGAGGGGGAAACCCTTGACGTCGGAACCGTCACCATGGGCACGGGACATGCCGCTGCTGAATGGGGGGCCTCTCGGAGCCTGGCTCATTATGACGACACGGGAACTCAGGTCGCCGTGGTCCGAGCGGGCGAAGACAAGTTCGGCATCTGGGTGGCAGGAGCTTTGGTTCCCGGACTGGCAGACGAACGTGTCGCAGAGCTTCGACGTTCACCGTTGTCTGGAGACTGGCGGCGCCTTCGGGGCAACCTGGAGATGATCCGGGTCTTGGCCGTCAACTCCCCCGGATTCGCGATCCTGCGCCAGGAGAACGCCCGACCCCTGTCGCTGGTTGCGGCGGGTATCGTGTCACCCATGGACTCCATCGTGGCCCCTGAGTCGACTCCCCTTGCCGTCGGCGAGGACCCGGAGCCTCAGGATCGGTTTGGCCTTGATGATGTTGCTATGGCGGCAGCTCGGATGGTGGAGTCCCGTCAGGATCGGCGCGAGCGACTGGAGATCCTCCTTGCCACACAGCAGATGGAGCGAGGTTCGCGCCTCGATGCTCTCCAGAAAATCGAGGCCACAGCATGAAGTGGATCAAGAGCAGCCGAAGCGCGGACACGGCCAACTGCGTGGAGATAGCCTGGGTACAGGAACAGGTCCTGCTCCGGGACTCGAAGGATCCGGAGGGTCCGATGCTGATCTTCGAAATCAAGGACTGGGTCCAGTTCCTGGACATCTTCAAAGACGAGTGACCGAACACATCTACCTGTCCACCGGTTGCTGGCACGGAAAGCACGACTACTGCGACAGCATGACCGGACAACAGGGCGAGAAACGCCCAGCGACGTGTAAGTTCTGCCCAGCGAAATGCATCTGTTTCTGTCATAGAGAATGGGTCGTGGATCGAACGAGCAGCCTAATCGATCTTTCCGACGTCCCCTACATCGAGACCAACCAGTACACGTCCCTCTTCAAGGAGTCTTGTGGCACGCCATCCAAGTACCGAGAACCTGCTCCACTGGCTGGAGCCGAATCCGAACCTGCCAGAGGATCTAATTTGGGTTCCTCGGACGGTGCAGATCCTGGCCAAGGGGATGGTGGAACAGCTCCCGGACTCCCCGGAACTCGCCGCTGGTCTCCGGAAGTTGCTTGAGGCGAAGGACTGTTTCGTCCGGGCGACCCTGGACGCGCAGCGATCTGGCAAGGAGGAGTGACATGGCCTGCGCTTGCGGTAAGGGTGCCGGGAACTCTCAGGTCGCTCATCTGGTAACCCTGAAAGATGGCACTACCAAAACCGTGGAGTCAGAGTTCGCGGCCCGTGTGCTGGTGGCCAAATCCGGTGGCGGTACCTACAAGAAGGTCGCGTAGGCCATGAAGTTGGCGATCACCATCGCACAGTTCGATGGGTTCAAGTACGTCACGCTGGACGCTGAGCAAATCACCTTCCAGCACTCAGAAAAAGTGTCCTGGATCCGGCTCTGGTCTGGAGATGTGGTGACGGCGGTCCATACCTATTCGGGCGTGGTCAGTATGGTCCTCGATACCGAGGGTGCCGGTGAACGATAGGTTCGTTGGCACGAACTGAATCAATCGTGCATACTGCTCAGTAAGACAGCGATGTCCGTGCAGTGAGCCGGTCGCGTGGAAGTCACCCATTCGGTGTACCCGCGAAAGGCCCACACAGACATGTTCATCATCCCGACCGACCTGAGCCTGTTCTCGGTCTCTGGCCTGGAGTCCCTGCGCATCCAGGCCGTGACGGAGTACAACACTCTCCTGGCCAGCGTCACCCACGACAACGTGACCGATGAACAGCTTGAGCGCCTTGAGGCCCTGAAGACGTTCAACGTCTCGGCGACCGCGCAACTGGCCGCGATGACCAAGCCAGTCGATGACGCCGGTCAGAAGGACCGCGCGGACAAGCTCGCAAGCTTCGACACCGCCGTTCTGGAACCGCTGGTCGTTGAGCCAGTGGTCGAGCCTGTGGTCGAAGAGCCGGTCATCACTCCAAGCCTGTCGGACATCGCCGGCCAGAGTGACAAGATCGACGTCCCGGAGACCAAGGACGAGACGCCCAAGTTCGGCGCCCTGGTCGCAGCGGCCGACACCCTGTTCCCCAGCGGCCAGGAAGTCAACCTGCGTCAGGTCGCGGAGGCGTTCGTCGCTCGTACGGCTGGCTACCGGGGCATGGGCAAGAATGCCTCCACCCAGCACTCCGTAGCCATGATCAACAGGGACTACCCTGGCGAGTTCACGGTCACGGGCGACGACAGCGACATGGACATCCTCCTGGCCGTCGCGAACGAGACCCGGCTCCCGGGTGGCTCGCTGATCAAGAGCGCGGCCCTGAAGCGCAAGGAGATCGAAGCGGCTGGCGGCAACCAGGGATCCCTGACCGCTGCGGCCGGCTGGTGCGCCCCGTCCGAGACCCTGTACGAGGTTTGTTTCCTGGGCACGACCGAGGGCATGATCAATGTCCCGGAGGTCCAGGCCCGGCGCGGCGGTATCCGGTACAACCAGGGCATCGCGTTCGACGCCATCTACGGTGACGGTGCGGCGAACTTCTTCAACCTGACCGAGGCTGAGGTCGCCAGCGGCACGACCAAGACCTGCATCGAGATCACCTGCCCCAGCTTCGTGGACGTTCGGCTGGGCGTCACGGGTATCTGCCTCACCGGCAACATCCTGACCCAGCGGGCGTACCCGGAAGCGGTGGAGACCTTCGTCCGCGCCGCGCTCGTGGCACTGGCCCACAAGGTCAACTTCGAGGTCATCCAGGACATGGTCGCCGGCTCTACCGCCGTGGCCCTGACCGCCGTGGCACCGTGGGTCGATGACGCCTCCGTGGTGTCCCAGGTCCTGTCCGCTGTGGACATGGCCGTCATGGACATGCAGTACCGGATGCGGCTGTCGCAGGCTCAGACCCTTGAGATCGTGATGCCGTTCTGGATCCTCGCCCAGATGCGCGCGGACTGGATCCGGCGCAACGGCGTCCAGGACCTGACCCTTGCCGACGGCGCTATCGCTTCGGCGTTCGCGGCCCGGAACGCTAGCGTCCAGTTTGTATACGACTGGCAGGACGCGTTCTCCGGTCTGGCTACCGGTCCTGGTGCGGCAACCCCGATCACGGCCATGCCGACCAGCCTGTCCTTCCTGGCCTACCCGGCTGGGACGTGGGTCAAGGCCGTCAAGGACGTCATCACCATCAACTCGCTCTACGACAGCACCAAGCTCGCCACCAACCAGTACACCGAACTCTTCACCGAGGACGGCTGGGCGATGGCCAAGCTCTGCGGACTGTCTCGCGTCTACACCATCGGTGTTTGCCCGACTGGTAGCACCGGTATCCAGCGTGAGGTCGGCTGCGCCGCCTGATCCTGAGTCGGGGGGCTGGGAAACTGGCCCCCCATCAGGCTTCCTGATCACTATCCATAAAGGACAAGCAGATGGCAGCAGAGATTCGCACGATCGCCACCTCGGGTGACACCGTGGTACGGGCAGCTCCGGGCACCGTGTACGGGTACGCCTACCGGAACACGACAGCTCAGACCGACAATGTCATCACCGTGTACGACGCTGTCACGGCGGCGGGTACCAAGATCCTGTTCTCCCGGACCCTTGGGAATGCGGAGAACACCGGCCTGGTCCTGTTCCCCCAGGGCATCCGGTTCACGGTCGGTGTGTCGGTGGGTATCGCTGGGACGACGCCGAACACTGTCGGCCAGATTCTGGTGGACTGATCTATGTCAGCTATCTACCCGCCGAGCAACGCGAGTATGCGGACCATCCCGGTGGCAGCGGCCACAACTGTGCTCCTGGCCCGTCCGGCCACCGTGTACGGGTACTATCTGACGAACTCAGCAGCCGGTACCGCCGTTACCCTGACCGTCTTCGACAACACCACGGCGGTTGGCGCGAAGATCCTGGCTCGGATCGACGTGGCCGCGACCGGTGCGACGACCGGCCTGGTGCTGTTCCCGAATCCGATCCAACTGACCGTTGGCCTTTCGGTGATCCTGACCGGTGGCAACTTGTCATACGGCTGGATCCTGGCCGACTAATCACTGACAAAGGAAGGAGCGGGCCATGGCGGTAGTCGCCAACTCACGGGTGTACATCAACGCACCCACTAGCACGCTGCCCCGCTATGGCCTGTTCTCCGTCGCCACCGGACCTCTTCCCATCCCGGATATCCATGCTGAGGGTGGTGGCCTGGAGTGGCAGACGGGGCTCTGTGCCCTGCCATACGGGTACGCGATCAACTGCGAGGACATCACCCCGGTAGCCAAGACCTACCTGGCCGGTCCAACGACAGTCAACGCTGACCCGTTCGTTCTAGTGTCCTCGCTGGAATGCGGCTCGGTCGGCATGGACGAGGCCACCATGCGCCGGATTCTCACCGAGCGGATGAACGCTGGCGCGCAGGCCGCGATCGAGGACATCTTCTCCCGGGAGCTGTTCGGCCAGCAGCCCGGACTCGCGACCGCGACCGGTGTGGCCACCCTGACCGCCGCGACCAACGTGGCCAACGGCATCGGCGCCCTGGAATCCTGGCTGTACGCCCGGTACGGTCCGGCTGGTGTCATCCACATCCCGGCTACCTACGCGTTCCAGGTCCAGTCCGGTGGCGGTCTTCGCTGGGACGGACGCAAGTGGCTCACCCCACTGGGCACATCGGTGTCGTTCGGCAACTATGCCGGGACCACGCCACTGGACGCGGCTCCGGCGGCCGGTCACACCACGTTCTACATCACCGGCCAGGTGACCGTCTGGCAGTCGCCGACCGACCAGATGCCGTCCCTGGCCGAGGCACTCAACCGGTCCACAAACCAGGTCGACGCGATCGCGGAACGGGTGTACCTGCTCGGCTATGACTGCTTCGTCGCTGGCGTGGACGTGACGCTCTGATGGCCATCATCAGCCCGGGACTGGGCGAGTTCGAGGAAGTGGGCAAGCAGCTCTTCGCCCTGGCCACGGATCGCACGGAACGCCGGTCCGTTCTCCTGGTTCAGGAAGGTCCGGCCGGTACCTCCTACGAGGTTCCCGATGACCTGCATGACCGGTGGCTCGAAGAGTTCGGCCCGAAGCGACAGCCGACGATCCCAACTTCCAGCGAGCCAGCCACCCTCCGTCGCCGTCCAGGCCGTCCACCCCGTAACCCGCTACCCGAGCAGGAGTAACAGTGCCATCGGTTTGCGTTACCCCGTTTAAGATCCCTCGGGTCCGGGCGACTCTGCTGGATGCCTGCGGCGTGCCGGTTGAGGGCATCTGTTCCTCAGTCTCCACCAAGGGCATCATCACGGTGGAGATGACGAAGGAGCTCCAAGAACGGAATGACTTCTTCGCCGAGAACGGTGACGGCGAGTTCTGTGTCCGGGTGACCGACCCACCGAAGCTGAAGTGGATCAACCTCACGTTGACCTTCTGCAACGTGGACCCGGAACTCGTCAACATCATGACCGCAGAGCCGCTTGTCATGAGCGACGCCACCGTCCCGGCGGCCATCGGAAACCGGACCCGGGAAGGTTCCGTGGCCCTGGCGAACTTCGCCCTGGAGGGCTGGACCCGGGTGGCTGGGACCAATGCCTGCGAAGGTTCCCAGGTCGCGTATCTCTACAACCTATGGCCCTGGATCGTAGAGGGTATGGTCGGTGACCGAACCTACGAGAACGGTTCGGCGACCTTCACCGTGACCGGTCGTACCTCAGCAAACAGCGGCTGGGGGTCCGGGCCGTACTACGTGTACAGCTCGGAGTTGCCTGCCACCCTGGGCGACCCGGAGTTCCTGCCGGACGGCCCGATCACTGATGACGATCACCACATGTGGTTCCGGACGTTCATGGCCCCACCGGACGACGCTTGTGGCTGCACGGCCATTCCGCTGGTCTTGGCAACTCCCGGCGAGTTGGGACTTGAGGTCACGGTGACCTTCCCGGCCGGCTCTGCGGTCACCAACCCAGTGACCATCAACTGGGGTGACGCGACCATCGTGGACTATGCCACCGGCACCACGGCTGTGCACACGTACGTGGGCGCCGGCACCTACCTGATCACGCTGATTCCGCGTAACAAGTCCTCGCAGGGTTACGAAGTTTCTGTAACCGTCTGATCGGAGTCACATGGCAAGGCTGATCGGACCGGACGCGGGCTCACGACTGGTCTACGTCCTGTCCGGCAGTCTGCTGCGATCGGCTGCCGGATACACCGCCACCATCTACTCCGACGCAGCCGGCACAATCCTGGCCGATATCGCCGCATACCAGCCGCTGATCCCCGGTACGCCGGGTGCCGTGATCGTCGGCTCCACGGTGCTGGTCAATTCCAATAGCCAGTTGCCGTTGTTCTGGTTTCCACTGTCTGGCCAGGACACGTTGTACGCACGGGTCGGTGGGGTGTCCTCGCCGGTCGTGGCCATCAATGCCGACTATGACGCCCGGATCGACCTGTTGATCGCTGCGTCTGGTGTCCTGTCGGTCAATGGCGACATAGGACCAGCGGTCCTACTCACTTCGGTCAATACTCCGCCGGCCAGTATCGGTGCCGCAGCCACTGTACATGTACATGCTGGCGAGGACGTCACCGCCGGGACGGTAGCCACAGCCCGCCTGGACACCGGCGTTGCGGGGACTCAGGTAGCCCTGGGCAACCATACCCACCCGAGTACTGGCGGAGTCGCCACCAGTAGTGGCTACATTGTCGCCGGAGACCAGATCCTGACCAACGTCGGGTCTACCTGGACCGTAGTGCCTGGACTCGGGGGATTAACCATCCCTGCCGTGGTCGGTGACCGGATTGAGATTCAGTTCTCGTTCCTGGCCCGGATGCTCGGCACGAACTTCCTGGACTCCTGTGTGACCGTTGGTGGCGTCATTCAACGGGCGGCCAGCAACGGGACCGCGACTCCGGCGGTAGAGGGTGACCCAACCGCATACCGGGATGCTGGGGACAACGAGGTCCGGGGTACTGGACCGTTCTTCTTCACCGCAGCGTCCGGTGACCTGAGCGGTGGCAACGTCACATTTGGCCTGTTCTTCAAGGGCACCGGTACGACGTCAGTGGTCTACAACAGCGCCAACTATCCTTTCCGTTGGGTCGCGAAGAACTACGGCCCGTAGGAGATGATGGAGCCATGGCAGTTCCCGTTGTAGGACCGGTCCCGGTAGCGCCCTGCAACTGGGATATCGACACTGTTTGCTGTGACACCTGGGCGGGCTACTCCGACCTGCTCAAGGCTGCGGCCACCGAGTACGCGACCCTGATCCTGTGGGCGGCTACCGGCAGGCGGTATGGGCTCTGTGAGTACACGGTCCGCCCGTGCACCGAATCCGGTTGCGTGGACTCGATGGGACTGTGGTTCCTCGATGGTGAGTGGTATCCCTACATCCTGAACGGTCTCTGGTACAACGGCTGCGGTTGTGGTTCCTGTGGCGGTTGCGACTGCGATGGTCGGTCCAAGGTATGGCTGCCCGGACCGGTGGACTCCATCACCGAGGTCACCGTTGACGGGATCGTGGTCGATCCTGCCCTGTACCAGGTTGAGGATCGGCAGTGGCTGGTTCGCGTCGATGGGCTGTCCTGGCCCACTGGCACGGGAACCGCTGACTTCCAGGTAGTGTATTTCCGAGGCATCCCGGTTCCTGTCGCCCTGATGGTGGCCGCTGGGACTCTTGCCTGCGAATACGCCAAAGCCTGCCAGGGAGCCGAATGCAGACTGCCCAAGCGCGCCACCAATATCTCCCGGTCCGGGGTGCAGATCACGCTCCAGAACCTGGACGACTTCCTTATGGCCGGGCTCACCGGAATCCCCGAAGTCGATATGGTGATCAAGGCCCTGAACCCGAGGGGACTGACTCACCGGCCGAGGCTCTTCTCCCCGGATGTTCCCAGGGTGAGTACGGTAACTTCACCATGAAACCTTTCATGATCAATGGACGGGCCATCGTGCCGGCTCCCTTCTGTTCCGGCGATCCAGGCAACAAGAGCTTCCAGGCCCATCAATGGCTGAGGGTCGGGGAGACCGAGTTCGAGTGCCCCGTCTGTGACGCCTACGGGAGGCTCTAATGGCTGACACTCTCGCACTACCCCTCGCCCAGCTCCTGCTGGACTGTCTCTGTGTCGCGCTCACCGAGCAGCACGTGGAAGCCGACCGTCCCGAGTTCTGCTGCCTCCGCGCCGGGGAACAGGTCGCTCACGACGCTGGCACGGAACTGGACCTGTGTTGCGCTGGTCTCGCGTACGTACGTATCGGTCCCGTGTTCCCCACCGGTGCGACCGGTTCCCCGTTCCCCAGTCCTGAAACCGACGCGGCGATCACTGACTGTGGCGTCATGGCCTGGGGTGTCTCGCTGGTCGCCGGAGTCTTGCGCTGTTCTCCGCAGGGTGACGACAAGTTTCCACCCACCTGCGAGGAGTGGAACGAAGCGGCCAGGATCGATAGCCTGGACAAGAAGGCACTCCGGCTGGCTCTGTGCTGTTTCCTGGAGTCGAACTCTCTGGACTCCGGTGACGTGGCGATCGGCGCGATCACACCAAATGGTCCGGCTGGAGGATGCCTGGAGAACTCCGTGGGTATCTCGGTCATGAGAATCAACAACGAGTGTTGCTAGGAGATGGCATGGCTGAAGTGACGTACGCGGTGGCCAACCGATCGTTCGGTACCATCCGCAAGGGTGAAGTTATCGAGGTCACCGAGGATGACGCCCGTGGTCAGGCGTACCTGGCCTCCGGTTACCTGACCGTGGTGACGGACGGCAAGGGCGCCAAGAAAGTGAAGCCCGGCGACCTGGATGACAAGCAGCAATGGGACACCGTCGTCTGGTCCGGCGGTGTGACTCCCGGCGCTGGTTTCGATGGCCAGTCGATTGCGGCCAAGACTGGACAGCCAGTCACCGGAGATGCGGACGTGGCTGGCCTCAAGTCAACGCCGGTCGCGTTCGCCTCGGAGACGGCGATGGAGAAGCCGGCCAAAGAATAGCTTCTCATCGAACCGGGTCATGGATGATAGGTTCATGGCCCGGTTCGTTCCTGACATCCCACAGATCAACATATTGTCGAAATCCCACGCCCTGGCCGAAGTGTCCAAGCTGTCCCGGCGCGTGGAAAACAGTGCGAAGCGCCAGGTTCGGGTCGACTCTGGGCGACTGCGGACAAGTATCGGTACCAAGATCACTGAGACCCGGTACAAGGTCCGGGCCAGAGTCGGTTCCAACGTCCGGCACGCCCTGGTTGAACACGAAGGGGCCAAGCCACACGTCATCGTGGCAAGACGGAAAAAGGCACTGTCCTTCTACTGGGATAAGGTCGGAGCGCAAGCGTTTGTCCCTCGCGGCGGCTACCCGGGTATGGGCCACATGGTCTTCCGGGGCCGGAACGTGTTCATGATCGGCAAGGGCTACGTGAACCATCCGGGCACGTCAGGGACCTTCTACCTGACCCATCCACTGGTGCTCCACGGAACGGAGCTGGGATTCCGGGTGGTTCTGACCCCCAGGGTGGGGGGTGACGCATAATAGAACCATGGCGAAGCTCCCCGCTGCACTCAGCACGTCCACGATCGAGGGTCAGGTCGTGTCCGAGGTCGATGACCGACAGGTCGGCATAGCCACCATCCGGGGCCGCGAAATCAGGATGTACTGGTTCACTGACGACCAGAAGATCGGCTTCATGAGCCTGTTCCGTAGCCTGGAGCGGGACCCGAATGTGGCTCGTATGTCCCGCTACTTCGATGTTCTGAACCGGCAGGCACGTGACCCTGAAGACATGGACTGGCTGGACGATCAGGTTATGTTCGAGGGCCTCACCTACGAGGAGATCATCCCTCAGCTCCTTCAGGCCATGGGATTCACGGACCAGGAAGCCCCGAAGACCGGACCACAGAAGCGTGCCCGACGCGCTGGGCGGTAGTTCATGTCGCCGTACCGGGATCCGGTGGCGAGTCTGTCCCGCGACCCCATCGTGTTCGATTTGCGAGGGAAGAGGTTCACCGTCCCGGCGATGGCCGCGTCCAACTGGTTGACCCTCTTGCTCAAGGATCGTCTATCGCTCACGGACATCATCCCTGGCCTGCTGTCCGAGGAAGAACAGGATGAGGTGAACCTGGGCGTCATTGACGGCAGCGTCACGATCGAAGAAATAACCACCATCGCCGAGGATGTGCTATCAGTAGCCTCTGGCCGGGACTGGTGGGTGACCGTTCGACTGGTCACCATCGCCAAGATGAACTGGGACATCATCGGTGGAGAGCTGGGCAAACTCGGCTTGGACTGGACGGTCACGCCTCTCGGCACCTGGTTGGATGTGGCCTATTCGGTGATGCGGACGGCGATCGCTGAAGGCGGGGACAGCAAGACAGCGCAGAGCCGGTTGACCAAATTCGTCAACGATCTCGAACGGTCACCGGCCGACCCGAACGAGGAACTGGACGAGGAAGCCGAGGCCGAAGCGTTCATGCGGGCCATGCAGATGGCTTCCTAGTAGGATGAGCCGGTAAACCCTGCGTGGGAGAGGTGACCTGGTGGCGCTCGGAGCCGCGTTCATTACCATCCACGCCGACACCGCGCCCTTTGCCAAGGAACTGGTCAAGGAAGTCAAGGCCATTCTCAAGGCCACCGAGTCATTGACCAAGGGTGATGCAGACCGACTCGGGCAACGGATCTCCGATGGCATCGGCGGGGGGATCAGGAGAAACTCCCACCGGGTCCGCAACTCAGTCAAGGATGCCCTGGACGTCGACAGGGGTGGGTTCCTTTCCAACTCCCTGAGGCACGGGTTCGGCAATATGGGCGTCAAGGCCGGAAGCGCCTTCGTCCAGGGTTTCAGCAAGATCGGTAATCTTCTGGCGTCCGGCCTGGAAAACGGGGTGAAGGCGGCCGGTAACCTGTTCGGATCGATCTTCAACGTCTCGGCCAGCTCGCTGGCAGCCGCCTCGGTCATGGTCGCCTTGCTGATATTCACCGGCACGGTGGTTCTACCTGTGGTCATCTCAGGTGTCATCGCTCTGGCTGGCGCTCTCTCCAACCTGCTTGGGCTCTTCGCCATCATCCCGGCTGCTTTGGGGGTGGTCTTGGCCATCATCCTGCCTCTCGTAGCGGCGTTCCAGGGATTCGGTGAGGCCATTGGTGCAGTGATCAGCAAGGATCCAAAGAAGATCGCCGAGGCGATGAAGGGCCTGACTCCAGCGGCCCGGGGGGTCATCAAGGAACTCCAGAAGCTGATGCCGCTGTTTTCTCAGCTTGCCGACATCGCTCAGGAGGCGTTCTTCAAGCCCTTGGCCGGTGATCTGACAGCGCTGGTCAAGCGGGCCAGCCTGCCACTGCTGCATGGGTTCCAGATTGTCGGAGCTGCTGCCGGCGACTTGGTCAGCGGCATCCTGGCGGCGCTCTCCAAGCCCGAGATGGTCATCTTCTTCGATGACATGTTCAACGCGGCAGCAGAGGCGCTGACCATCCTGAAGCAGCCGATCATCGACCTGATCACGGCCTTCGCAGCCATGGCTCAGGCGTCGATGCCGGCGTTCCTGAAGCTGACCGAAGGACTCGGCGCTTTCCTGACCAAATTCTCCAACTGGATCACCCAGAACATCGAGGACGGATCCTTCCAGGCCTTCCTGGACAAGGCGCTGCTGACTCTCAAGGACATCGGCGACCTGATCGGCGCGGTCATCGAACTGTTCAAGGTCATGTTCCAGGGCACGGAGGAGGGTGGCCGGACATTCCTGCAACTGATCACCGCAGCTATCAGGGATTTGACCGCCTTCTTCAAGTCGCCGGACGGGCAACGAGCGCTCCAGGCCATGATCGACCTGGCCGTGGTCTTCGGTGTGGCGCTGGCTGGCGTGATTCTGGTCGCCGGGAAGCTGGCCGGTCAGTTGGAATTTGTGGCAGAGGTCCTCAGGACCATCATCAGGCTGCTGACTGGAATCGACATTCGAAAGCTGAACGTCGTCGGCCAGTCAGGTGGCACCATCGCCAAGGTTAGTCAGGGACTGGGGATCCGTGCCGCCGCCTCCGGTGCCATTGTCACCCATCCGGAACTGATGCAGGTGGGTGAGGGCGGCGCACCCGAGGTCATCATCCCGTTGAACGACAGTAACCGTGCCCAGCAACTGGCCGACCAGTCAGGGCTCTCCTCCATGCTCCGTGGCAACAGTGGGAACATCACGTTGATCGCCTATATTGGTGGGCGGCAGGTGGAGGCGTTCGTGGAAGAGAAGATTGGCTCGGCCTTCGAGTCGCAATCCCGCGCCCTGTTCTACGGTGCCCGGAGCGGTGTCTGATGGGCACCGTCACCGCGTACCCGGACCCGATCCACGGGTACGTATACCTGGAAGTGGATTGGTCCGATCAGCCCGCCTTGACTCAGGCCCGAGTATTCCGGGTGATCGTAGCGACAGGCGAGGAGGCACTGGTCCGGGTCCATACCGCCACGGACGGCACCGGTGAGCCGATCATCCTGAACGGTGGCGTAGCGACCCTGTACGACACGGAGGCGCCACTGGACGTCCTGATCTACTACCGGACCGAGGCCACCGGCTTCACCAGCCTGGGTGTCATCAACACCAACCCATACTTCGAAATCGACACCAGTGACTGGTCGGTTGTCGCCTCGAATACGATCGCGCGGAGCACGGTCCAGTCTCATCAGGGCGTAGCCTCATTGCTCGTCACCCCGACCGGTGGTGCGACAGCAGGTGCGGTCACCAGCCGATATCCGGTCACGCTTGGTGAGTCATACACGGTTACGGGCTGGTTCCGTTCCCAGCTCGGATGGCCGGTTACCAGCCTGGGTGTTGTGTGGCGAGATGGCGGGGGTACAAGTCTCAGCACTTCGCAGGTACTGTTCGCCCTGGTCGCAGCTACCTGGACATTCCAAATCGTCGTGGTCATAGCGCCACCGAACGCAGTGACCGGGGAACTGCGAGTACGCCAGGAGGGGACACCAGCGGCCACCGATTTCTGGTACGCGGACGAACTGAAGTTCGAGGGACCGCTGTCTGGCATAGCCACTTCATCCCAGGTGATCCTGGCTTCATCAATGGGTCTCTGGCTGAAGGATCCGTTGCGGCCATACAACGATCGACGGATCGTCCTGAGGTACAACGGATCCACATGCGTTCCCGGCAAGGCGTTGTACTTCAGTGGCCTCGCCGACGAGAGCTACGGAAATCGCGGCGATCTACCAGTCGTGGTGAACAAGCGAAACCCGATCGCGGTCACTCGTACCCGTGGCGGGATGGCATCCACACTCGGCCTGGTGTCCCGAACGTTTCTTGACCGGGACCTGTTGAAGGAGACCCTGGCGCCCGGATCGGTGCTCTTCCTCCAGGCGCCCAGCAAGTACGGCATCGAAGACACGTACATGGCCATTGGTGACGTGGACATCGGCCGCATGTCCAACGATATGCGCCAGCAGTGGCGTCAGTTCAAGATCCCGTTCGTGGAAGCGGACCGTCCCGCCGGCCTGATGTTCGGGACCCTGGGATCGCGATGGATGGACATGTGCGATGTGTACGCCACGTTCGCTGCCGCCACTGCCGCTGGGATCAGTTGGTATGACGTGATGCAGGGAGCTGCTGGCGCACCCGGTGACGGCATCGTGGCGGGTTGGGCTACCTGGTCCTCGGTCGTGGGACAGTACGCCACTTGGACGGACGTGGTTGCCGGTAATGCCACCTGGATAGATCTGGTGGAGGGCTGATGCTTGCCGGCGGGACCCTTGGCTACTACAGGAACATCCTCGCCACCAACCCTCGACCAATTCATCGGGTTGAAGTCTGGCGATCCGGCCTTCGTATCGACACATACGGCGACGAGGGCGTACCGATCTTGGCTGGCAACGTGTCCGCGACCCTGAACTCCCGAGTCACCAGGCAGGCCAACCTTCAGGTCCCCGAGTCGCTGTTCCCGGCTGATGAGGCTGGACTCTTGGCCCCGTATGGCAACGAGCTACGGATCTGGGCGGGCGTGGATGGTGTGGGCGGCCAGGATCCGTTCTGGCAAATCTTCCGGGGCAAGATCCAGAGCACGTCCTGGACAGACAGCGTCACCATCCGGGCATCTGACCGGGCCGAAGAAATCATGAGTGACATCTTCCTTGCTCCGATCAACTCAAACGTTGGCACTACCATCAATGAACAGTTCGTCGATCTGATCAGCAACTCGCTCTCCGATGCCACGTTCGGTACCTCGGACAGTTTCCATAACCTGGTCCCCAAACTGACCTGGGAAAGTAGCCGTGCCTCCGCACTGGATGAACTCTGCAATGGCTCACGTGCCTTCTGGTACACCCTGGCCAATGGCGACTTCGTGATGCGCCGGGTGCCGTGGTCTGTGCCGTCCGTGCCCGTGATGACACTGTCTGACGGTGAAGATGGCACCATCACATCGGCAACCATCGAACTGAGCCGAGAAGATGTATCCAACGTGGTAAACGTGGTCGGAGAGCGGTCCGACGGAACTCCTCCAGCGTTCGCACTGGTTGCTGACAACGATCCATCTTCGCCTACCTGGGTCGATGGGGGATTCGGACGCAAGGGCCTCTTGGTGAAAGCCCAAACAGTCACCACGCCGGGCCAGGCGGCCGAGGTTGCTGAAGACTCCTTGCTCCGTCACCGGACCCTGACCCAGTCGTGGACGACAACTCAGATTTTCGATCCCGCCCTTGAGTTGGGAGACGCCGTCCTCCTCCAGGCCAAGGGACGGGAGAGCATCCAAGTGGCAGCTTCGTTCTCCTTGCCATTGAACGGAAGCGCGGAGATGACCGTATCGTGGAGAGCGCAGACACCAGGCAGTGAGGATTAGTCATGGCAGTGACCGCGAACCGCAGCTACCCGTACTCGATCGCCGCTGACTCCCCCGCCGGCCACACCCAGATCCAGGCCCTCGCCACCGCGGTCGATGTGGACATGGCCAACGTGGACCGGTTCTTCTCCGGGTACATGACCGCCGATATCTCGGTGACCAGCTCCACGGTATATGTCAACGCAACTGGTCTCTCCTTCGTGATGGCCGCGAACACGCGATACTCGTGGGAAGCCAAGATTTTCTACAGCGCGGTTGGTGCCGCTGACCTGAAATTCGGTTGGACTGCGCCAGCCCTGACAACCAACATCTACGGAATCATCGGCCTGGACTCGGCGGCCACGGCGGGTACCGGTGACACCAACTTCATCTACCGGACTCTCATTGATCAGGTGATCGGCGCCCCGACGGTAGTCAGCAACACGTTCGCGGTGGTCACTGGAACTTTGCAGACGGGGGCGAACGCTGGAACGTATCAGATCCAGTTCGCCCAGCAGGTATCAAACGCGACAGCCACCACCGTCCGGGCCAATTCCGTGTTGACGGCTCGGCGACTTTAGATGCCACACAAATTAGCGACCCACATCACCGACTTCGTTGGCCCACAGACATCCAGGCGAGTGGGGACAGTCGTCAGTCTCGTGGGTACCACGGTCACCGTTTCAGTGGGTGGAGCCGAGATCGTCGTAGACGGGTACCTGGCCAGTTACACTCCAGTGGCGGGACACATCGTGTTCCTGCTTCGCGAGGACTCGTCCTGGGTCCTGCTGGGCCAGATCATCGGACCGAGCTGAGGAGTTGTCATGGTGGCTACAACGACCCTTTGGTCAATCCCATACGCCCAGTCCTTTGATCCGTTCTGTGATGGTGCCGCGATCACGCAGGCGATGGCGGAACGGGTGGATGAGTTGCTCGATAGTCAGGACCTAGCCCTGGCCTTCCTGCAACGACCCGCGTACGCGTCCGTCTCGGTAACCACGAGCGCTCCGACCGAAAGTTTCCGGATTCGATACGACACTGTCGACGAGGACACCGCGAACCTGGTGGACCTAGCCTTGGATCCGTTCTCGATCTACCCGGATCCGCCTGGCATTTGGATAAGTGGAACCAATAGCGCGACCACGACTATTGCCGCTGGCGCCACGGAAACGTGGCAAACCGGTGTTCACTATAATCTACAAACGGTCTTCCAGGATCAAACGATCCGCGAAGAGACGAGCTTCAGAGCGATTGGTTCAATATCGACCGGGGTCATATATGTGGTTACGGAAGATTATCGGCTAGACACTAGCCTAGTTGGTTCCGGTGTCACCCTGGTGGCAGATATATACAAGGCTCGATTCTGGTCTTGGCGTTACTCGGATCTACCATAGGAGATGGCATGGAATCGACCGACTCCCAGCTCCTGCCATATCCTGAGCCTGAGGACTTTGCCAACGGCAGCCAGCAACTAAAGCTTCTAGCTGAGGCTATTGACGCCAAGCTGGCCGTCCTCAATATGGGCTACGATACGATCCTTACTCGACCGACCGTCCTGAAGAGCGCCACTCCGTCAAGCCAGACGATCTTCGCGAATATTTCCACGACCGTAAGTATCCCCAACGTAGTTTACAATTCCTCCAGTACCGCCACGCAGGCAAGCACCACCTCGATCAATTTGCCTTTCTATCCGGCTGGTATCTGGATGGCTGGCGGTTATGTGGCGACCAATCCGGCGGGTGCCGTCAATCAGGACACATTACGGATCGTTACGCTTCGAGTCGTTGATCAGAGAATCCAACCTGGGACTGGAATAGTCAGCTACGAAGAGATCTGGGATCACAGTGGCTCGCAAACCAATACCGGTGGTGACTTCACAACGTTCAGTCAAACATTCGAGATCCATGACCCTGAAAATGCTTTCCTACAATGTAAATTGTTTCATGGCAACACCGGCAGCGGCCTAATTGTTACCGGAGCATTTCTCTGGGCTCTTTATATCGGAGAGTTGGCGATCTGATGCCAGTGACTGATACATTCGCGCTGCGGTATCCAGGCCCCTACGATGTAGTCAACGCGACTTCCTGGCAGAACCTGGCCACCGATATCGACTCGGCGATGACGGTCGTGGATACCAAACGTGTCGCCGCCGTCAAGCCCAACTCGGCTCGCGTCTTCAACGACAGCACTCAGCTTCTCACGAACGGTGTCCCCGCCACCATCACTTACAGTACCGAGGAATGGGATGTCGGCGGCATAGCCAACCTCGGCACGAATAGCGATAGACTGACCGTTGGCACCGGAATCTGGCTTGTGGTCGGTGGTTTGCTATTCTTTGGCATGACGGTGATCAACCATGTTGAAGTAAATATCACCGTGAATGGCGCAAACTATTGCCAACATCGTATTGGCCGTATTTACTCAGGAGCTTCGCCGGGAATCCAGGTTACCGGTCTGGTAGTGTGTACGGCGGCCACGGACTACGTGACCATGACAGCAGCCTGGACTGGGACCGGTGGTCCCGCAACAGCATTCAGCGGCTACCTGCAAGCAACCAAAATGCGCAACTACCCATAGGAGTCGACATGGCTTGGAGGGCCGCCAATTCCCTTAGGAAGCTCCACTCGGACCTGAAGAGCACTTACCCGAGAGCGGTGCCACCGGCGACCGACGTCAATAGCTGGGGCATCATCGGGGACCTCGATCACACCAATACCAGCGACCACTCCCCGCATGATTTCCCTGGCTGGGGGAACGAGATCGTCACAGCCGCCGACTGGCCTCACGCACCCAATCTGGGCCTGGATGCCGGCAGGGTCGCCGAGTTCCTTCGGCTGTCTCGGGATGCTCGGATCAAGTACGTCATCTTCAACCGCCGGATGTTTTCCAGCTACACCTCGGGAGCCACTTCCGGTTGGACGTGGCGCCCGTATGCTGGGTCTGATCCGCACGATACCCACGCACATCTGTCCGTGGTTGGCGACGTGCGGGCCGACGGAACACAACCCTGGTCCATCGCGCCACCAATCGCCAAACCCCTAGGAGGGGAAGACATGCAGGTTCTCGCTCGTGAGGTTCCAGGATCAGGACCGATCTGGCTGTGTGACGGTATTCATCGCCGCATCGTTGCGGACGACCTCGTCAGTTCTGTGCAGTGGCTCGGCGCGTCGGGTGCCATTGGTCCATTATGGAATAGTGGCGCGATATGGGAGGGCGCCGCCCTAGACGCGTTCGGTGTTTTGGACTCAGCGGAGATTGCCCTCACTCCTGCACAGGTTATCGAGGTCGCCGGCCTGATCGCCACGAATCTCGCCACTAATGCCGCATTCCTGACAGCCGTCGCAAATGCCGTATTGGATGAGGATCACGCCCGTTCGGCCGACTGACCGCTACAATTCAATCAGGTTCTGTGCCTAGGAGGAGGTTTCCATGACGTCCTGGGTGCAGAAGCTGGTGATGGTGGTAGTGATCGGCGTCTGGAGCACCTACATGCTCTCTGCCACATTTCATTCCGGGGAAGTACCATCACCTTTCGTGTGGACAATCCCGGGAGGCACGTATGCGATGCTGACCGGACGGGTACCTACCTTCTGGCGACAGTCGTCATCCGAATCAGAGAAGGAGAAACCATGAACAACGCAGCGGCCCTGGTGCTCGGATTGCTGGTCATGTTCGGGACGGCGATCCTGATCCTTGGCCTTCGGCGTGGTGTATCCGCTCTCCGGCGTAGCAGGCAGTAGCCCACACGTTCTGTCGACAGGGGCTACTCTGAGATCATGTTCACCAAGGCGTTCCTCAAGGGTGCCGCAGAACGAGCACTCAAGACCTTCCTCCAGGTCTTCCTGACCGTGGCCATCGCACCACAGGTGGTGGGTGGACTGATCGATGTCCGTGGCATTGGCTGGGAGGATGGCGTGTTCTTCGGCCTCGGCGCCGTGGTGCTGTCCATGGTCACGTCTGCGGTGTCCCTGAACGTTGGCTCCAACGGCTCCGCATCGGCGGTGTCCGACCGTCCCACCGACCCGGAGAACCGTGGCTGAGGTCCAGGCCACTGACATTCCGGAAGAGATCGTGGCCCTTCCTGACGAACGAGCAGGGAAGATTCACAGCCAGGAGGGTCGCGTATTGATCACCTTGGCTGAGATTCTGACCCTCTGGGAACGGATCAACGGTCGTGGCTGATTGTCGGATGCGCCACTCGTGGGCCATCTCCTGGGATGATCCACTCATGCCCCAAGAGATGATCCCGCTTGTCGACCCGGTGATCAAGGGGTGGTTGCGCCGGAAGCCGCAGTGGTGGTTCGATGGCCCGATACTCCTGGCCGATCCGTACGGCAGACTGATCTTCTCGGTCACCATCATCGCCAGGGACCGCTGGGAGTGCCACCGTAGGGCCTTCAGGATCGCTGCCGGAGTGGCGGCTGCCACCAAGACCAGGCTGACGGATTTCGGCGACTCAGCGCCGGCTCAGCTCCCCAAACACACGAACCGGGGACAGGGGAGACGGGGCGCCACGGGCCTCAAGCGTCCGTGCGCTGTCTCGTCGTGCGAGACTCAGGCGAAGACCAGGGGCTGGTGTCAGCCGCACTACCAACGGTGGCGACGTTGGGGTGACCCGGAAGGTATGCCGCCGAAGGAGACAGACGATGGCCCGAATCCAGATTCCCGTCACCAGACTGAGCCGATACACGCTGGCGGTCGCACCGACCCCGACCACGGGTGACGCGACCAACGGCCATTGGGTGCTGAACGATGGCGCCACGTTCTTCGAGTTCCGGAACAATGGCGCAGTTCAGCGCCAGATCGACATCCTGATCGCGGACACCTGGGACTCCGATCTCACGATCGCGGCTCGGACGTACCAGCTCACCGCGTCCGCCACGGATATGAAGAGCGGCACCTTCCCCACCCACCTGTACGGGAACATGCTCCTGCTCGACGTGGCGCACAGCGACGTGAGGGTCCTGGCCTTTAGCGTGCTTTAGTCCTTCAGCCCGAGGTACACCGCGACCAGAGCGCCGATGGCTGTAATGATCGCGAAACCCTTCTGCCACGGGTCCCAGGACTTCTTGGCGGCCCTGTCTACCGCTTCGGAGGTCACCTGGACCGTGGAATGGTCATTCTCCAGCACGTCTTTCAGGTGCTGGATGGACAGGGTCATCTTGTGAAACTCGACCACCAGATCGGCGAGATGGCCATTTATGGTGGCGAAGTGTCGGTCATGGGAGTCGAGTCTTTCGTCCGTGCCACCGTCCTTGTGGCCTCGTTCGTATTCTCTGTCCATGACTCCAGGCTACGATAGACCTTAGTCAGGGCCGGATATGCCTGGAGGAGCCGACAGGTGCGCAGGTGCAGGATCAGCCGATTGAGCGCCTGATAGGGCCTCGGTGCCGTGAGCATCTCCCCGCAAGTACAGGAGATCTTGGTCTCGGTGTCGTGGATCTGAATCACCGGTATACAGATCAACATCACAGCTCACCCCGTTCCTGGTACTTCTTGATCCTCATCCCGATCGCGTACGAGGCACAGGACGGACACGCGTTCCAGCAGGGTCGATAACCCTCACAATCCTCCTGGCAACACGGACTGACGAGGATCTCTTCAATCTCCAGCCTCAGCTTCTCGTTCCACTGTGGCTGGGTGATCTTCCGTCTCAGGAACCTAAACATCACCCACCTCCACGCCCTCAAAAAACCCGAACACTCCGAGCAGCAGGATCGCCTGCTCCGGCGACTCGACCCGGGCCTCACAGACCACGGCCAGGTTCGAGTCCCAGATGGCAACCCACCCCTCCATGCCAGGGTCCAGGGTCACCCGCCACTGAGACTCATGCCGGTACGTGTTGTCCGCGTTCAGTACGTCGGTCTCCTGCCTGAACCCCTGGGCCAAGAGGAGGGGCTTCAGTGCCAGTGCGAGATCCATCGTGTTCTCCTTCGCTGTCGCGCCGGCTCCCGGTATCGGAGTTGACACCGGGAGCATGTTCCGTAGGTCCAGATCGCACAGAATGTTCGGTGGTGCATGCCGAACCGGCATTGAAACTTCCCCATCGCGCCTTTATCTTGTTGCTAGTCGTCATCGCTCCATTTTTCTGGAACGTACCCCCCAAGAATAGCAAGTTTCAGGGTCACGCAGGCGTTGTCGTCAGTCTGGACCTCACCCGGCTTGAATCGGTCGCCGCAATCCATTTCGCAGGAGATATAGTACGTGCGTCCGTTAGCATCCGGCCTTGAAAGCGAATCGATAACATGGATCACATGTAAATTGGACAACAGGGCCAGTGCCCTGTGAAGCTGCGGATCCAGGATGGACTTCAGGTACGCTTCAGCTACCTCGTTCGGGTTTGCCGATGCTGACGTGGGCGTCGGGACTGGTACGGGCGTCACACCAGTCATGCCGACCTGCCAATCGTCGGTACTCAGGATCTTCTGAGCCGCTTCCCTCGCCTCGGGAGTCATCGGGACCCGCAGTGCTCCGGACAGGACCCCCTGAGGCACGCAGGGACAGCCACAGCAATTGTGAAAAGCGTACCGGTCGTTGCTCTGCTTGGCCCAGTGAGCGAACTGCTCCACGCACGGATGCGGGATGCCATGCTCACAGAACCGGACCATGATTATGACGTTCGTGCCGAACGGGGCCTCCTGGTATCCGAGCGGCCAGGACTCCCACGGCCCTGGGATCTTCTGGTGTAGCGCACACGGCGGCTTGCAGTGCTCCTTGGCGTGATGCCGAAGCACTGTTCTGTTCACCATCACAGTCGTCTCTTCGAACATTCAGTTCCCTCCCAGGCTCTGGTACCAGGTGATCGCGAGTATCGCGACGACAGTGAAGACGATGATCCAGAAAACAACCCGGTCTCCGTTTCCGTTGCCGTTTCCGTTGCCGCCGCTCATCTGGTACTCACATACCAATAGCCGACCACGGCGAGCAGGCCCAGCACCATGATGACGATGACTAGGCAGCCTTCCCTGGTATCTCTGGCCTCTCTGCGGTTCCTGTGTCGTGATCTCACTGGCCTACACCCTTGAAAGCCAGGACCAGTCCGATAGCCAGTCCAATAGCCATGACCCAGAACAGTATCCTGTCCTTAGGTGCTGGTTCGTTACTCATCTGTCTCCTTTCCTAGGTGCCTGACCTCCCCGTATCCGGCCATCTGCAATAGTGTGAGTCGGTCTTCGAGCCACATGAAGTGATAGTGCTGTTCGGCGAGGACGGCACCTCGCATCTTATGGATCACGACGGACATGTCTCCGGGTCCTTTGATCCCCAACGAGTCTGTGGCATGGAGAAGGTTGACCGGATCCTGTTTCACGCCGTGTTTCATCTCCAGGACCCTGACCTGGTCAATCTTCGACCGAACGAACAGGTGATGCGCGCCTTCCCATCGCATGCAGGTCAGGAACTTCCCGATGTTCCGCTCTCCGACGCCTCTGTACTTGATCACCAGGATCCCGTAGTCAGCGTCAGCGTTGACCTTCTCCAGGTCCACCTCGTTCATCCAGGGACCGATGAGCATCCTGCCCTGGGTAGCCTTGACCTCGATCGCGATCCTGGGGTGCAGATCGATGTCGCCCACGTCCTTGGCGCCGGACAGGGAGAGCCGCTTGGCGTAGGGCCAGCCCCGGTCCTTGCAGTACTCCCGGACCATGGACTCAGCCGACGTGCCGGCCATCTTGGGCTTGTTGACCATCCCGCTCCTCCTCCCCGTGCTCCATCTTCAGATGATGAATCGCCATACCCAGGGCCTGGCTCCAGCGGACGTACCAGGTGATGTCCCGTCGTCCACAGGTGCATTCCCAGTCCCAGGCACAGACGGGCCGGTCCTTGAAGACCTTGACCCGATATTCAGATGGCATCGTTCACCCGGATCCAGTTCCAGACCCGACGCCAGAAACCCTTGCGGGTCAGCCAGAGCCTGGACCTGAGCTGGCGCTCCTCTTCGAGCTTCCGGAGGCGCTTCCGTTCTGCGTAGAGGTGAGCCATACCATCAGGGTGGTGCATCCACTCGGGACGCTTGTGGGACCACTCGGCGTACTCCCAGTCGTACTCATGGACCAGCTCGTCCACGCCCAGGTTCCGACACAGGAGACACGTGCACACTCCGGACTCCTGCGTCACTTTCCAGATAGCCATCAGGTCATCATCCATCAGTCACGTACCCCCAATCGGTTGTTGTGGATCGCCACGATGTACCGCGCGAGTTCCTCGGTCCACGTCTCAGCGAACACGCGAACCTGGCCATAGCCGTAGACTTCGCTGAGTCGATCAACTTGGAGGTTGATGATCGCCCAACCGTCACCAGTGACGTCGTTCTCGGTGACGTACCAACGCGAGAAGATTGCTTCCTCACCGGTGACTGGCATGGTCAGACCTCGAACTTGTTCACGAACCGACGGGACTGGAACTGACGGAAGATCTCCGGTCGGGTCAGCCGCAACCGTTCGACGTTCAGGGCGCGGACGACCTTGTCCTCCTCGTAGATCCGGTACAGCTCGGGCTCAGCCCTCTGAAACTCGGCCTTCTGGAACGTGTTCGTTCTGGCCCATGTCACGGCCGTCACCCCGTTCACGGTCGCCTCTTCAGCGTCACCCAGGAGGGTCTCCAGCTCCCCGCGCAGCAGTTCCTCGATCTTGGCCCAAGCTTCCTTCGCGGCCTTAGCCTCTGTGTACCGCCTGAGCAAGTCCACCTGCGTGTCAAGCTTCACCGGTTCGGGTGAAACTGGGGCAGAGTCAATCATTATGTCTCCCTTCCTTGTCTGAGTAGACTATATCACCCCCCGGGGGAGGGGGGCAACGGTTCGTCCTTCCGAGATTCGGCGAGACCGGGACCCTCACGTCTCTTGATCTTCTCCCAGGCGCCACGAGGAGCACCGATGATCCGTGCGGCACCGTGCCTGGCCCCATGCTTGATGATCAGACATCCGGAGCACCAGGCATCGTTGGCCGCCGCTATCTCGGGCGTGGAGTGGGCGCGCTTGCCGCAGCTACAGCAGACGGTTTCGATGTTGGGTCCATGGAGGGTCTCCACGTATGTGCGGTCCTGGTCGTAGTGATGGATGTCGCCGATCGCCACGAGCTACTCCCTTGGTACGCGAGCCTTCGTGTTCTTCATGACCTGATCGGAGTCGAAGTCGCAAACTGAACAACAGCACCAACAGCCACCGTTGATCCAGCCCTCTTCGACGCCGTCATGCACCTGGTCATGGAATGCCTGTGCCTGATCGACGTCCATCGTGCTCTTATCCGAGGAGGTCGAGCTGGACCGCGTCATCCCCGCCTTCTTCCTTCTTCTTCTTGAGCCGGATGCACTCCGAGCAGATGTGCACCTCAAGATCCTTGCCGGTCAACGATGGCCCCACGTAGCAGTGCCACCCCATCGCCCGTGCTGCCTGGATGGTGGAGTGCCGGCTGCCCCGTTCCATGAACCGCGACCCACACTTGAGGTCACATTCGATGTCCTCGGCCAGGATCCAGGTCATTCGTCCCTCTCGTATCCCATTATATTCAAGATCCCGAACACGATAGTCAGGACGGCGCACATGCTGGCCATGTAGCTAGCGAAGTCATGACCCTCTCCTGTGGGGAAGATGTACCACTTCATCACCAAGAAGAGCATGTTCAGCGCAAAGAAGAGAATCCAGACCCTGTTGCTCACGGCCGGTCGTCCTTGTTTCTGTTGCTGAGAACTACGAACAGGCCGATGGCGAAGACGAGCCCGAGTGCCTGGCTGGCCGGGTTGGTCAGCAGATCATAGAGAAGGTCACCCATCATCGTCCATTTCCCTGATGGTTACCGACACCCCGTACCTCTTCGTGGATCCGTCATTGAACTCGACCTGGAACGCCTGCATCACAAAGGCGGCGTCCATGATGCTTCGCCCATCTCCACGATTCACCCAGTCGATCTTCACCTGCCCGTCCCCAGCGATCAGGATCGGGTACCCGGGCAACCACTCCTGGAGCTGGTCGGCCGCTACCTGAGCCAGGGCGAACGCTTCCGGTGACGGTGCCATCCTCTGTTCCTCCTCTCTCTGCTTCTTCTGTCGATCCCTGGCGTGTCGTATCGATTCATTCATCTCGATGAACTTGTTCTTCTGCTCAACCGTCAGATACATGCCCTGGATCAGCCTCAGTACCCTCTTTCCCGGCTCAGTCACGCGGGGACCAGCTCGTGCTCCCCGCTACCCTCGTGCAGGACAGCGGCACCGAGCATCTCCTTCTCGGTCATACCGAACTTGAACAAGGCCCGGTTCACACCCACGTTGAAGTCGGTGACGGCAGCATGCTCCATGCGGGTGAACAGGTGATGCCAGTACTCGGAGTACGCCTCGTCCATGTCGACGTCCTCCAGGGCCACGAGACCGTCAACGAGAGCGACAGCTTCCGCCGGGGACCAGTCCTCAGTCGCTCCCTCGGCAAGAACCTCCAGGCTGGAGACCAGAGAGATATTCTTGATAGTTGCTGCCATATCTGGTTCGATGTCTTCCGGCGTAATCCTCACCGGCTGACTGGCCTCCCGGATCCTCGCCACCAGGTTCCTGAACCACAGCTCCAGGATGATCAGGTACAGCGTCACTGTTCGATTCCCCTTCCTTGTCGAGTAGCTGTTGGGCGGTCACTTTGTTGACGGTATGGACGGTCGCGACCTCCCAGGCTAACCGGAAAGCTTCGTTGAGGGTTCGGACGTACTTGGCTGCCCAGAACGATGCGTTTGGCAAGACCTGGTAGGAGACATGGGCCGGATCGGTGTCACGCCAGATCCTGTCTTGGTTCTGAGTGCTGACGATCCACTGCTCCGGGCCGACCTTGGACAGCGTCACGGCGAACTGGTTGACCCGGTCATGGGCCTCGGGCAACAGGCTGACGGTGTACTCGCTGACCCAACTGCACGCGGTCACCGGCATGGCGTCAGGACTCATGCTCACTCTCACGCCGCTCTCCTCTCCCGGTACAGGTGCCGACAGCCAGGCGGACACTCATCCTTGCGACACCTGATAACCAGTCGTCGTTGATCCTCATCCAGGCCACCCCATACACCGAAATGTGCCGGTGGCACAGAATCCAGGGCTCTCTCCAGGCACTCTGTCCGATGTGGACACTTAAAACACAACACCTTGGCTGGCATTGGATCCCACCTACCCCGGCGGTCTGGCGAAAAGAACAACTCCCCTCTACCCAGGCAGGGACGGTCGAGATCGTCGTACATGGACTTCTTGTACGTGGACCCGGTCATTCACCGCTCCTTGGCGTGCTGCTGCATCCAGGCTATAGCTGCCCGAACCCCGTCCAAGAACGTGGCATCCTCCAAGCGAACCTGGATCCGAGCGGCCAGGACGTGTGGCTGCTCGCCAGCCAGTCCGACCAGCATGCCTTCGATCAGTGCCCGCTTCCGGTCTCTGGTCAGCAGCATGTGTTCCCGATCCAGTTCCTCGGGCAGGGAAGAGCCACGCTTGTGCGCCATCTCCCATACCTCGCTGTATCGCTTGGAGAAGTCTTTGTCAATCACCGGGGGACTCGACAAACCTGGCCTGGACCCAGCCCCTGACCTTGAGGTTCTTGTCGCCCGCCGGACTCTCGAACTGAGTGGTCACTGGCTCGTTGTATTGGTTCGCGGGCACCTCGTCACGGAAGCCACACACCCGTTCCATGGCCATGTAGCTGCCCTTCGTCACCTGGCTGGTGTACTGATAGACACCCTCACCTATCTGAAGCCAGTAGCTCGGTTCCGGTTCCATGACTCCCCTCTCTACGATGTGTCCCGGTCCCAACGCGGATGGGTCTGGGTTCGGCAGCCATCCGCGTTGGGAGTGCTCTTCAGTCTCCCCCCGGGGGAGGGGGTGAGTCAATGGTCTGAGGGAACAGTGTCCGACATGAGCTGAAACGCCACGTACACGGATCGCTTGGTGGATACAGTGCCCAGACCGCTTCCTCCTGAAAGTCCAACAGATCCGCCCATGGTCGAGTGGCCCGCCACCTCTTCAGGTCAAACCAGCCATGCCGGTGATCGGCCGTGGTGAACACGAAGACATAGCCGCCATTGCCGTTCGCGTGCACGATCTCCAGGCCAGTGGTCAGAGCGATGCGTCGTAGCCACCGAGGCCCTAAGGGACGGAATCCCATGATCAGTCAACCAGTCTGCGAAGTGTCTCGTCGTGCTCGGTGAGGATCTCTCCCAAGATCCGTTCGAACTCTGGGTCTTGGTCGTTGACCACTAGTTCCGTAGACACCGGCATGGTGGAACTGCACGCGGCCATCTGAGCGGCCACCAGCTTCGCTTCCCGGACGTTTGGTGCCTCGACCATGACCTTCCGGTACTCGTGGACGCGGGGAGGGTATGCGAGGGCTACACCGACGATGATCGAGTAGACAGCCATGTCACTCCTCTCAGGTCTCCCAGAAGATCACGATCAGGATGAACCAAATGGTAGAGACCAGGATCTGGCTGGCCGCATCCTCGCGACTAATCGGCTTTCGCGGCTTGTCGATGATGGACACCGAGTACAGAGCCCTGATCGCGAACGTGAGGAGCAGAAGCCACTTGAAGATCACTGAGGCCAGTTCCATCATCCCTCCCTGCCCGGCCCAGGGAAGTTGACCTCGCCCGGGACACGCTTGGACTTGAGGAGATGCTCCCCGAAGCGCTCCGGTTCCGGCACCGAGTACACCGTCTTGTCCCGGGCTCGTTCGGCCAGAGTCTTCTCCCAGCGACGAGCGGCCCTGCGGTACATGCGCTTGGCGCCACGGAGGGTTGCAGTCACACCGACGATGTCCCCCTCCGGATCCCAGACGCTGTATGGCAGGTGGTACCAGCGCCCGTCATCTCGTTCAATCGTCCAGTTGCCTCGCTTGTCCACTCCCGTCTCCCTTCATCGGTCAGCTTCGGACACCAGCCGCCGGACCGTGGACTCGGTCATCCCGAGCATGTCGGCCAACTGGATGTAGGTGAACGTGGTGCTGGTCTTCGCGTCCCTGGCAGCGTCTCGCCGTTCGGCCCGGACGATGGGGAGTTCCTCCTGTAACCAGCTCATCACTCTGGTCCAGGCCATCGTCCGGGCTACCGGGTCGGTGATCTGTGCGACCTCGTCCATGATCGCGTCCAGCTTGGCTATGTAGTCGAGCATCGTGGGCTCCTTGCCGGTGCGGGGATCTACCAGTCAGTAGATCACACCCCGGGGGGTCCCGGCGAGCATTCGTCTTCGTTCTCCGGACCCACATACCAGGCCCAGGTGTGACATTGTCCGCCCTTCCATCCTGACACCGCCTTGAACGATCCGGCTGGACGGTAGGCCGCGATCGAGGCGGATTTTATCCTCGAATCCAGCGGTACGGATCCGATGTCTATGAGCGCGGACTGTCGGGGTCGACTCTTGAGTTGCTCAGCCACGTAGGAGTGTGTGATCACCCTTCTTGGTGGCCCGTACAGCTCAGCGGGTGGCTCCTCCCACTTGATGATGCCGATCACTTGAAGAACACGTACGTGACGACCACGAACGAGACCAGGTCGGCCACGATGAACACGACCCAGCAGGCGACCTGAACCCAGCGCCTCATCCGCGCACCTCCGTGGTGACCATGGGAGGCAGCTCGGACTCCTTGGCTCCCAGTCCGGCCTCCACGCACACGGCATGAGCCACCGCGTAGAAGAACGCGTCCAGGGAGACCACCTCCTCGGCCACGAGGAACTGGACCCGGGTCGCCACCTTGGCGACGGCCAACTCGAACGAGGTCTCCCCGGCCAAGATCTTGGCGGCATCCACCAACTGTCCCCAGTTGTGCCCGGATGCCCGGACGTTCTGGTCGAGTTGTTCCACGTCCTCAGGAGCTACCTCGAATCCTTCTCCACCACACGTATCACACATCCTAGATCCACATCTCCCCTCTACTTAGTCTACTGTTCCTAGGCCCCATCAGGCCCTGGTGTCCGGGATCCACGACCCCCCGGAGCCAAGAGGCCAGGAGCAACCTGCCCGC